AATTAGCACCATACAAGTTAGCATCTTGCAAATTAGCATCTTGCAAATTAGCGTTTCGCAAGTCAGTGTCTTGTAAGTTAGCACTGTACAAATTAGCACCATACAAGTCAGCACCTCGCAAATTAGCGTTTCGCAAATTAGCACCATACAAGTTAGCATCTTGCAAATTAGCATCATACAAGTTAGCATCTTGCAAATTAGCACCTTGCAAATTAGCATCTTGCAAATTAGCGAATTGCAAGTTAGCGTCTTGTAAATTAGCGAATTGCAAATTAGCGTTTCGCAAGTCAGTGTCTTGTAAGTTAGCACCGTACAAATTAGCACCATACAAATTAGCATCTTGCAAATTAGCGAATTGCAAATAAGCACCACGCAAAATAGCACCTTGCAAAATAGCACCTTGCAAATTAGCGTTTTGCGAGTAAGCGTTATACAAATTAGCACCGTACAAATTAGCACCATACAAGTTAGCGTCTTGTAAATTAGCATATCGCAAATTAGCGTTTCGCAAGTCAGTGTCTTGTAAGTTAGCACTGTACAAATTAGCACCATACAAGTTAGCACCTCGCAAATTAGCATATCGCAAATTAGCGTTTCGCAAAATAGCATCACGCAAATCAACACCTTGTAAAGTTTCTGATTTGACAATTAGTAAAGTCTCATCTTTTTTATTTTTAATTTCCATTACTTCACCTTTCATATAAAAAAGTCATGAGTTCATGACTTGCCCTTACAATGGATATAAGTTTCCCATTTTTCTGTCCTTGTCCAGACAGAACCTATCTGCACAAATTTAGTATTTTTTTCCTGAGTACGTACACAGCACTCTGGGTTCAACCCTAATTCAAGGGTGTACTGTACGCCAGTTAATCCTGTTATTTCAACTGGAGACAGGTGGCTAATAAGTCCGATTTCAGTTAAGAAATTTACCATTGTATTTCTCCTTTAAACATGGACCAGTGACCAGTGACCAGTGACCAGTAACCAGTAACCAGTAATCAGTAACCAGTATCGGTAGATACTTAAGAAAGTGTTAATATTAACTAGCTTGCCACGACGTACGCTCTTGCGTACAAATCTCACCACTCACTTCCTGTTTCTCTTCACCAATACTGCACATCTCCAATGCTATTTGAATTGCTTTAGAATTAATATCCTTGTTAGCACCAAACCAGAGACTATTAAGCCTGGTCTCTGGATTACGACCAGCCTCAAAATTTAGGTACTCAGTAATAGCATTGAGTGCAGCGTACCATGTGCCTCGCACTTCAATAGCTTGATTACCTGTACCTTGGACAAAAAGAACTTTGAGCCTCTCAATTTTATTGAGACTTTTGGTTGAAGCGTCCTTTTTAATTTTAAAGACACGCTCAAAGTATTCCTGCAATTCTTCTGGTGTGGGCCACACCTTAGTAAGAAACTGCAGTTGGCTCACAAACTCATCAACAGACCCCATTGTCTCCTCTATTCTAGTTTTGAGGAGTTTCAGTTTCTCTGCGGGGTCACCAGTATGCTTGAACTTAATGATTTCAAAGTCACCTTTGTTAAGCATACTAAACATATTGCTGCACCAAACTCTGATAGGTACTACACCAACCATGACTTGCGTAGAACCATCGTGTGCATTTACTAGAAGTAAATACATAGCAACACGATCGGAGCCAGCAATATATCTCATTGCTCCATTAATTTCCGCTAGTATCCATACCTTTCTCCCTCCATCAATACAGCCTATTGTATCAATAGAACAGACTCTTTCATTTAGTAATGGTTGGAAGAAGGCGAATGCTTCGCCGTTTTGAAGTGGAACAAATTTAGTTTTACACTGCCCAAGGGCAGCGTTTGTGTCAGTACGTACGATATACTTATAACCATTTGCTTCGTGAAGAATACTGTCTCCACTTTTAAAGTAACCTTGCTTAACTTCTACATGGAAAAGGATATTAGCTTCTTCCATGGCGGTAGCTAGGTCGTCGTTAATTGTAATTTTAATTCCAGTTTCTTTCCAACTCATCGTAACATCCAGTTCGGTTTGTTTCTGTAATTAATACCAGCAGCGTAACCTGCTACAAGGTCGTAGTATTCAAATACTCCTAATTCCATTGGGATAAATAAATCGTACCCATTTATTGCTGCCTCAAATCCGAATCTAAAATAATGTATCATCTCCTTGCCTTAGTTATCGAACCAAAATACGAAGCGGAATTCCTCTATCTCTTTAGGATATTCACTCCTATACTCCCTGAAAGAATTAAATCTATTACCAAAAAGAAAACAAAAGTACTCTGATGGGGCAAGAAATCTTTTTGGTTCATTTTTAACTAACCATTTACAAACTTTTATTACTTCATCAGTTAGTAGATAGCTAGCTGAATGAGCATCCATGCCCCAATGTACGTAGTCAAGTTTTGTTGTAAAAGTGACGTCATCAGGTATACCACGAAAACTGGCCACTGGTTCTATATAACCTTCCTGGTCTGGTAGTGGATTACGCACACCACCCATTAAAGAAAACAGTTCATAGTTTCGTGGAACTCCAGGGTGATTGTAATGGTGCCAGTGACCAGCAACCTTTATCTCAATATGTAAGTGAATATCACATCCCATAATATTATCTCCCTACCATTTCTCGAAGAAAATCGTCACCTTCCTCAAAAGCTTTGTACTGGTTGTCAAGAGTCTGACAACGTAGTGCTGAGTCCGAGTACGACATGTTGCGGAAAATATGATTAGAATTAATAATTTCCCACAACTCAGAAAACCTAGCAACACACCGCAGTTGATAAGGCTTGCTAACTATGCAGCGGTGTTCAGCCACTCTTATTCTTGGGCAGTCTGGCTCGAATGGTTGACATGCTAATTGGTCAATAGCAGCAATAAAATCACTGCCTACTTCAGCCCCACATAACCACGCATAGCTAGCTAGTTGTAAAGCCCAATCTTTATCAACATCTTCAAGAAACATACCGACATTAATAAGTATGCCCATATGCTTCATCGGTTGACATTTTTTGTGGGCTTCGTTGTGAGACCTACTGTGCGGCCCCTCCCACCCATCACGACATTTAAGATAGCCAGGTTTTGGACTAGTATTGTAGTTACCACAAAACCCATTAACTTTAAAGTCAAGTATAATAGGAACACCAGACTTATGAATAAAATAAACATCAGGCTTTCCAAGCAACGGAACACCACGGATTTCTTTTTCGAGTTTGAACTCGAATCTTGGTTCTCCTTGTGCCTCTTGCAGTTGGAGTAGTAAGTCTGCCATTGCTCCCGACCGTTGATACGAGTTAAAGGCATGTTTTCCGGCTCCCAGTGCCCAGTCACGGTTTTGCTCTTCGACTTGTTCTTCAAATATAGTCGCTAGAGCAAATTGTGGATTAGTTCCTTTACCGAATAAGACGTCATGAAAATAGCTCTTAATGTAGGCGTCAAAAGCAGAACCTACGGCCATTGGTTGTGTTTGTGGGATGCGAGGGGGCCTATTATCTGCTAAGTATTGCAGATAAAATTCTTCTGGATCAGCTTCCCACTTTAGAAGTGACGTTGGTGAAAGATATTTAGGTTTTCTCATTGTCCACATCCTCCAAAGCTCGTTTAAGTGTAACTCCACAAGTCCCTACATACTGGCTTCTTAATCATGTGTACCGTTACCTAATTATTTCATCCACTGCTACCTTTGCCCTTTCAATTATTGCTTCCAGTGGTAGAATACTATAATCTTCATTTGCAAATAGGCCAGCAGTTACTATAGCTGTTAATAGTTGCAAATTTTGGCGATCATCTGTAATATGGAAACCTTCTTTTGCTCTTTTTACACGAAGAACACAAGCTCCATCAACACAAACCCAAAGTCTTCCGTCCTTTGAAAGTTGAATACCTACAATTTCGACATCTTGAAAGTCTAGCATAGCTTAGTTCCTTAATAAAATTAATAGTAACCTAACCCAGTGCCCAGTAACTTTTGTTAAAGCTAGCGTTTGCTAAAATTAATTATTTGGTAAAGTTAGTTACTGGGCACTGGGTTAGGCCCTACTTTGTACAAAGTACAAAGTACAAAGTACAAAGTACAAAGTACAAAGTAGGACTGTGTCAATATGCCTGGGCCAGCACTGGATTAAACACTATTGTTTAGGAGCTATCTCCTAACCCTTTCCCAGTCGGGTGATGTCACTAGTGCCCAAACTAACTAATTAATGTATGTAACCTAGTATTTATCTTTTCATCTCAACACTTACCTTTCCTCATGCTATTTATGTAATTTTAAAATTCGGCGGATCTCTAATTCTTTTCATAAATTTACTCCTTACTTCCACAGGTTCTCATCGTCCGCAAAGTGTGGCAACAATAGGTCTCGTTTTCTGGTAAAACCCATTGTAATTTTAATAAGTCTTTCGGGATTGTGAGAGTTTGACCAAAAGAAACATTTTAACTTTTTCCAACATAAGTTCTGCCCCTCACTGGTAAGCATATAATCCAGTAATTTTTCAGTATATGCGTACGGGCCGAGTGGGTGCTGAGTATTTCGCATTGAGGTTTCTAGAAACCTGCGAAAGGTACTCATATTTTGCATGACAGAGGCTTCATGATAGGCGTAAGCAGCATTCCTTTGCTGCATATTTTCACAATAGGTTCTACACCAACTGTCTAGGTGGAAAGTCCTATCCCACCAGTAGCCTTCCCACAGTGTAGGAGTTGGCAAGTACAAAGTATTTTTACTATGTTCCATAGTAGCTCGACTGTGACCAGCACCAAATTTAGACAAGTGAAACCACTTACCTATTTTACGTGCCCAGTCAAATGCCTTGCCAAGTGCTGCCTTGAGCCTGATCTCCTTATCCATATTGCCACCAAACGGCAAATTGGAGTCGTCATAATCATCTGGGTACTGAACGATACTGTGTTTTGGCTCGCACATAGTTACTTCCTCCAAAAGCGGGCTTCTTTGGGAATACCACTATCGGTTAATTCCCGATACTTAAACGTAACAATACTACCTACTGGGAACTGTACATTAAGCACTTTCACAGTAGATACTTCTTCTCCAGGTTCCCCATATGCACGTCCACCATCCCTGCTAGATAGCACACGTTCGGCTTCAGTAAAGCCGGACAACTCAAAAGTTTTCCCGTGCCACCTAACTACAAGGGCACCCATTAATCCTTCGAGTTTCCCATGGCCCCAAACATAACCAGTGACCAGTGCCTCATCGTCGAGCCACTTTTTAATTTTAAGTAAATCATTGTTTCTGCTTGGGTACCAGTATGATGACGGATTACGAAGCACTACGCCTTCTCCGCCATTAACAGTTACTGTATCGAGAATATTCTCGATAGCTTCCTCAGCCTCAGAAGTCTGCATGGGTAGCCGTATCTGTTCTACGTACTGCCAAATTTTAGACTCAGGCATTTTTTGAAGCCTTGCGTAGACTTCCCTAAAAGATAAAACCTTGGTTCTACCTGATGGGGCATAACTTTCCAGGTCTAACTCAGCTTTCCAGTGTGGGACGCTAATATTACCATCTAAAAACATTAATTTGTCAGATGGAATATCAAAAACCTTATAGGTAACATCTTTCCATTCACTGGTCACTGGGTCAAATTTTTTAACAGTAGACATGAGCTTCTGGAAGTTGCCACGTCCAGCATATAGCTCGCCATCCAAAGGTAGATTTTCTGGAAGCTGATCGAGAAACCACTCAGGGGCAGCAATAGGTTTGCCGTATCGCGACCACAAACCGGTACTCCGTGGCGGGGTAATTCGTCTGTAGTCTTTTGTGGTGTTTGCAAATGGTATGGACGAAGTAAGTATACCTCTGGTGAAACCACCATCCCAGTATGCTCGCATACCATCTAATTTTTCAGAGAGATACCAACCTCCGATACCATGTTTTTTTGGATCAAAGGTGTGAGCCAGTTGTAGAAACTCACGTCTTGCCATTAAGACAACTCCCTTAAAAGTTTTTCTAATAGTCTGTGTTTTATTTGATTTGTTCTACGTGTCGAAAGGTGTACTAGTTCAGCTATTTCATAATCTTTGTATCCTCTTTCCAGCGTACATTTTAATATAATTTGCTCGGAATCGTTTTGAGGTATTAGCTCAATAATCTCATTTAGATCAACAATATCTTGTTGACCTTTTGTTTCAGTTTCCATGTCTGCAAGCAGGACGACTTTAGCTGAGAATCCTTTTTTGAATGCAGAGTGCGGGATTGGAACAAGAGTATTTCTCACCATCTCCCGTTTTATATTTTCAATAATTGATTTGTAAATGTAAGAGTGGACATCATTAATGGATTCATTAATTTTAATAACAGCCTTGACCACCCCAAGTATTCCTGCTGAAATAAAATCCTCCTTATATGAAACACCAAAACATATCTTTCTTACAACTGACTTTACAATGGGCACATAAAAACTTATTAGTGCCTCTTGTAAAGTTTTTTTGTAGTTAGGACAAGAATAACATTCCTCTTGTTCTCCACAAATATCACAGTACCTATAGTTATTTCCTTTTTTTAGAGCCTCTATAATTTTAGTAATGTCATCTTTGCTTAGCTCCATTTTGCTTCTCCATCGCAAAATTAATTTGGCCGATTAGTATTAATAAGTTCTGGTCTCCCATTACATTATACGCTGTGTCCATCCAGAAGACAATGGTAAAAATTACTATTTTTCAAAAGTTTTATGGCAAAGTAAGTTTTTATTAATTTCAAAAAATAATATAGGCTATTTCAATTTTGAATAATCTAGAATCGTATTCATAAATAGAGAAGTTTGGATCATATATATATAATCTATTCCACGCAACAGCGTGAGGTTTGTATGTAGGAAATCCAGAACCTATTAACACACAACGGTATTTCTTCATATATTTTTCTACTCTTTTCAGCCCTCCGATATTAAAATTAATAATTCTGTCTCCAGCCACACAGCCTTGTGGATTTACTTCTATTGGTGTGACTGACAAATTATGTGCTAAACAAACATCATTTATTTCTTGAATATGAAAGCTGCGTCTGCAATACGGATCGGAATATTCCGGTGCAATAATATCTGAGCCATCGTGCCCTATAGCTTCAATAAACTGAGACACGGGTATATGAGCTACCATTGCAAACGCAGTTGGTAAGCAAGACCAATTATTCGGTTGCTTTTGCAACTTCATGCTCATGTTCCTGCTCCAGCATGGATTCATCAATTTCAATCCACTGGTCACATTCCTCTTTTAGCTCTTTGTTAATACCACACCCCATAACTATAACTCTAATACCTTGCTTTTTTGCCCAGCTAATAACTGGGGCAATACTTTTGTTAGAGTTACCAATAATTACTGTGTCCGTTTTATCTATTAAACGGACTATATCCATTGCAATACCAACATCCCAGTCATACCATGAGTTTTTCTCAACGAGCCTGTATTGTGGTTCAAATCCCATATGGTGAAGTGCAGTTATGAAAGAGTTTGCATTATCATCAATCTTAGTACCGTAAGCTAAAGCTCTATCAACATTACCGAAAGTAGCAGCCCTATCAAGATACTTTTTGTAGTCTAGTTTTTTGCCTGGCCACCTCTTACTGATACAGTAAAACTGATTTCCAACATCAATAAATACCATTACTTTACTAGCCATTTTTACCTCACGGGGCAGAAGCCTGATGAACATTCTAAATTTTCCTGTAAATTCCGTTCCTCGGAATCCACTATAGAGTAAATTGATTTGATTGCTGATTCCATTTCTGCATATTGTTCTTTTGTTATCTCCTCATAAGGTGCTTGAGTAAATCCGTGGCCAGAATGTAGTAAGAATGAAACTGATTTAATAGAGGTATTGTAATTTTCAGTAAGATACTCTCTAATTTGAGGTATCTCACCTTTGTGATAGTAGCACGTTGCTGAAACTGAATTATCCGACCAGTATACTTGAGCTAATTCTTGAAATTTTAACTGGTCAATAACTGAGACATCTTTAGCAAGTATAGTTCCAGTTGGAGTTTTAATTGGAAAACTAATAATCATAGTTTCTAAATTCCTTGAGCCATCCTCATTGATTTTAGGCTCAATAGGATAACCACTTTCTCTACACATTTTAACTATGGGGTCGTTAGATGAAAAACGTATACGTCTTACATAGTATTCAGCAAAAGCTGGATGTATTCCAGGCGTAACACCAGGCAACAGTGATAGTGTACCAGAAGGCTTAACTGTTGTTAGTTTTATCGAAGTACCAGTGCCCAGTAACCGGCTATACTGTGTATCTTCTTCCTCAATAGCCCTATAAACTGTAGTAAGTTTTTGTGGCTTTCTAACCCACTGACTTTGTAAGATACCAGTCAACCCAATACCTAAACGATGGTTACGCGACACTACTTCATTGACTTTATTATCGCTACATGGGTAGCATGATATAGTTTTACAAACCTTATAACCAAGTATTGCTGCCGTTATAAGTTCATCCATTGAGTTGAGGTTAGGTGTAAACAACTCAAAAAGATTACAAGCTTCATATGGTTCTAATGGTACTTCACCACATGGGTTAGTACCTGTAACACCTGTGTCCGGCCTAGAGTGTTGTACGTCATCAAGCCTGCCATATGTGCGGCACAAGTCCAAATTAATTAGGCCATATGGCTCACCTGTACCTGAGTAATTTTCCCAAAAAGTCTCTGGTAACTCTCTTACATCATTACATGCAACAGAGTTATTACTCATACCACGCCAATTGGGTACAGAAAACTTATCCCAGCTTTTAGCTGTTAAAAATAAATTGTCATCTGGCGAGCCAAGAGCTAACTCAGCCGATCGTCTAACATTACCGGCAACAACAATATCACCAATTATATTTAAAATATCAAGACAGTCAATAGGTCTAAGTTTCCTACCTACGCGACTCTGCATTATACCTACAATTTTAGATATACCTTGAACTAGATTTTCAGAACCTGAGGCAGTACCACCAAAGCTGGAAATAGGTCTGCCTTTAGAGCGTATACATACAGTGGAATACTTAAGATTTTTTCCCGTTTCAAAGAAACATCTAAGTGTTTTTCGTAAAAGTTCTACCCATCCCTCCCTATTATCTGGTACTATAAAATCGACATCATTTTCATCTACACGGACAACACTAACACCATACTTTACTGTAGGTAATTCATATACAAACTCAGGTTGTATATTAAAACCTACGCCGCCACCAAGCATAAGTTGATTAAAAGTAAAGCAGAAAGAATGTAGCTCTGTAATAGCTACGTGCCAGCAATTTTGTAGGCTATCGGCTCCAATCCTATGGATATTTGATGTGCCTAGCTGCCACAAAGCACGCCCAGAGAAACAGCACCTAAGATTAAAAACATAGTCATAAAGCTGCTGTATCTCTTCACTAGTAAATATGCCACCTATATCTAAAATACCTTGACAGCATCTAGCTACAGTTTGCCACCATTCTTCTGTTTCACCACTATCTGTCAATCTAGCGTATGTACGCTTATAAACAACATACCCAAGTGGACCCCAGTTAGGTTGTTTGCCACGGTACTTTTCGATAAAGGAACTATTAAGCGAGTTCACGTAACGCATTGTAAGCTCCTAATGCCTTAGCTATTTCACGAAAATCATCTGACCATAAGTCTACTATAAAACGCATTAGGCCAATTTGCTCATCTTTAGAAATGAGACCGTAAATAGGTATACCTCTTGACCAAGCAGCCCCTACTTCAGCCCAAGCATCACATCCACTTGGACCAATATAAATAACAGCATCAGATTCAGTAGCACCTTTCGTATCAAATTTAAAAGAGTGCTGTGCATGTTCGGACTTTATCCACTCTTCAAAATTAACACAGGCATCAGGTTTGTAACTCTCACCAAAAGAGTTTTCAACAAATGACTTAACTTCATGGCCTTGAGCACGAAGTATATCTGTCAACATTTCAACAGCATGTTGATTTTTCCAGGAGGAAGCAATATAGATTTGCATAGCTAACTTATCCATATAAGAGTATCGGCTGTAAAACCAGCAGCATTTTTATGCCCACCACCACCAAAGGCTTTAGCTATCTTGCTAACATCAAAGTCACCTCGTGAGCGTAGTGAGTAGACAAATTTGCCTTCCTTACTCATGAACCACATTACAGCAAAGCAATGCCCATCAAGACAGAGAGCATCACCTACTTCACTCTGATTTGTTGGGCAATTTACTATTGCTGCTGGCCAAGTTAGCCCTTCAGGATTAATAGGGAAAGGCACAACAACAGCACTATTGGCTGCATTTTCAATTTGTCGCTGTTGAAAGTTTAAAATAGACTCGCCTCTAAAGACTAAAACCATAAATTCTGTCTGTAAGACTTCTTCAAGTCCATTCCAAATATTAAATTCCAAAGGAAGAGACCTCAGATATGCACTGATGGCTTTAGAAAATGGCAATTTGAATTCCCATAAATCTCTATCTTGTACATATGCGGCAAGTAATGGTTTCTTATATGAGGGCAAGTGCCCAGTGCCCAGTGTACAGTTAGCACTAATAGCAATAAAGTAGTCATAAGCTAGGGTTGCACCTGATCTATCCATATCAAAATAAATTTCAACATTGTCATTTACTTTGTCTGCAAGTTCTGCTGCAGCAGTTTTATGATGGTCTAAAACAACAACTTTCTTGACCATTGTAGATAGTTGATATAATTCAGGTTTCTTAAAACTAAAATCAACTAAATAAACAATGTCATCGGGTTGCAGGTCACTGGGCACTGGCCATCCATAATGCAATGGAATAAATTTACAGTCTTTAAGAAACTTCCAGAAGTACAAAGCAGCACAAAAACCATCACTACAACCAGCATGGTAAATTACTACGTTCATTTCATTACTCCAAGAAACATGTGCCAGTTAGGTGGTCCAAAAATAAGATTGTACTGAGTTTCTGTTGCTGCTGTAAGTATCCAGATACCTACACCCTTTGCAGAAAACTCAGGAAATACGTCCATTTGTGCAGGTGTAAAACTATAGTGATTAGCAATTTTAACTTCAATCCAGCGTGTTCCATACCTAGTATGACAAGCATAGAAATCTGGAAACCCTGACTGGTATATGTTTCCATGAGTATTTCTCACATACCAGTCATGTAATTTAAAGATATTCATTATCTTTTCTTGTAATATGGATTCAGGCTTTTTTTGCTTTTTCAACTTTACCATCGCAAAATGCTTTCGTTAAAATTAATAACTGAAGAGCGTCATTGATACATGCTGAATAAGCTACAGAACCCTCATTAAGATTACGAGCTTCCATAATCTTTTCCATGGCTTTTGTAGTCCAATACGACGGGTTGCCAACATCAAGAATTATTTTTTGAACTGATGTTGGTTTGTTTGGATTAAACAGAGCCCCGTTTGCTGCCTTCTTTAAGTCTCTGAACAACATTTTCAATCTCCTCAATAAGATAAATCTTGTTTAGTCTGTGGTAGTCAGGAATTCTGAGGTTACGACCTATGCCTCTTAACTTTGCCATATTCATCTTGTAGAATGGCGTTAGCTTATCTACCTCCTTTTTTATTAAAGACTTTAAAGTTAATTTGTCTTCACGCTCAATAGCTTCTTCAATTCTTTTTCTTGTTTCATTGTCAGCATTTATATATGCCAATTCAAAATTATCACCAGTAACTAACCTATCAATAGACATCATGTTTATGTACTTTGCGTGAAAACTTTTCCTTAGAGTTTTCAAGCCTGTCACTATCGTTCTCCCACAAATCAAAAACTTCACTTAAAAACTTTAAAGCTTTACTATGTAGGGAGCACTCTTCAGCGGTTTTTGGGTTACGAAAATTAACTACTAAATTTAAAGCTAATTCAAAAATATTCATTTATTTTACTCCTACTTATCAGCCCAAGATTCCAGACCAATTTTCCAATTCATTTGAATTAGTGGAACCTTTTGCTTAAAAGACTTTACAGTTTCATCCACAATAGCCTTTACATCCCCAGTTTTTTCCGGTATTGTCGGACACATAATTTCATCATGAATATTCATAGGTTGCACCATCCATTTACCTACGCCAGACGGTTGTATATCCCAAATTTTCCGTTGCACTTTTTTTGTTATTTGGGCTCCCGAACTCTGTATTACATGATTACCCGCTGCTCTTGTGCACGATGCTTGTAGTGCAAATGCCGCTGCATACAGTGCCGAGAGCGTAGCCCCTGAAGTTGTTTGTTCTCGATCTCGTCGTTGTACTTTTTGTTTGTATTTTTTCCAATGCTTAGGCGGTCTTCTTGCTAAATTGAATAAAATTTTACAAATTTGATTTTCAAGTGTAAAGTATCTTCTGAAACCAAACATTGATTCCATGTATTCTTCTGGATCGTGCCATTCAACAACTGTACCAATACCACCAGGTTGCTTCATTGAGCAAAACATGTCAATAATTTTCTTTCGCCCCTTACCAATGCCTGAATATTCACTTATAAAACTTTGGTATGCTTTTTCGGCATCCGCCATAGAGACACCTAGTCTTGTCTTCAAAGTAAAAGCATTTCCAAAATATATAAGAGCAAAAACAGCAGACTTTGATCGAGTATATTTTTCTTTATCTTTTAAAATTTCTTCATAACTCATGTTTGGATATACGTGTATACCGAATAAGGCATGTACTTTCTTTCCAGATTTAACAGCATCTGCTAGTTTTTCATCCCCGTAAAAAGCAATTGCAAGTACAACCTCAAAAGCATCAAAATCTCCACCGCACAATACTAACTCTTCAGTAGCAAGAGGAAATTTCTCTCTAATTTCTGGTGACCTTTTAATACCTTGTGGGTTAAGATCATCTCCTCCAGACATACGACTAGACAAAGCACCAATAACTCTAAAGCTGGCGTGAAAACGGCCCGCAATAAGAAGTTTGTCATATAGATCACATTCCCACTTAGCCATTCTTGCGTCTAAAATTTCTTTTGCTCTTATAGCTGCAGGATGCGGTCCACCTTCATCATTAGTCCACAGAGAAACTTCTTCAAGTAAAACTTTCTTCGTGGATCTGTCCACAATTATTTTTTCTATATCATCCATTACTTCTGCCAAGTATACTTTTGCTGGTCCTGGTGCTTTTGGTGCAGAGACAGAAGTAATTTTAGCTTTTTCTCTTAATTCCTCAATTCCTTTTATATCAATTTTAAATCCCTTCCATCTTACAGCACCTACCATACATGCTAATTCGCTATCATCGTCACCTGGCTCTGGTGAATTCAGATGCTCCCATATTTTTCTTGTATAAATAACATCATCTTCAGCATACTTGCGAGCTAACTTGTTATTATACCAGTGTCCAATATGCCTATAGATAACTGCCGGCCAACAGAAACCTTTTTTCCACCCTTGCCCTTTTTTAATTTTAGCAATCCAATGTTTATCAGCAGAGCTAAGTGCCTTAGCAAAGGGGGCATAACCTATTTCAATAGGCCAGAAGTTTCTTTCAACTTCAATGTCACCATACCTAAGAACTTCATGCTCAGGTATGCCAAGTGCATGTATGGCTAAATTTTTAAGTGCCGCTGAAGCTTTGAACCTTAATACAATATTTTTAAAATCAACTGTACCTTCTATATCATCAACTTGCCATTTGGGAGCATACTTATCTTTACGACGAGCGAAGTAAATATCATCCAGCTTTACAGTATCTTCAAGAGTTTGACAAACATCATCCGCAATCTGTGAAGGTACTCTTTTAATAGTAATATTCCGTCTGTCCATAGTAGACTGGTATTTACCTTTACGAGCGTGTAACATTACATCACATGCTTTTCTTGGCTTAAGACAAGGGCCATCCCTACCAAGTGGCTCAAGCTCAGCTATCTCATTAATAATGTCTTCAGGATATGCGTGACAATCTGATACAAGAGAAAAGATAGTATATAATTTACAGAGATGAAAGTGGTCAAATGCTAAATTGAAGCCACAAACATCATTATTCATAAATTCTTCTATTAATTTTAACGTGACAATAATCTGTTTCTCCCAAACATTGTGTAGATACACTGGTCCATCGTCATACGCATACTGTATTAGTACGCACATTCCATGCAAACCACAAGTTTCAGTATCATAAAATATCATCTGTCCGTCCCTTTGTATCTATAACTAATGTAGTCATACTATTTGATTTGATATATTCACATACGATAGAAGCAGCATCCTTTTTATCTATTCCATATGTCTCTGTTAAATTTTTATACATTCTACCCCAAAGTTGCGAAAGGAAATCAGCAGCTATTGCGGAGTCTTGGTCAGATTTAGGTTGATTAATCATTGAACCATTAACCCTTTTGAATAGGATCAAGGTGATAAGGTATCTCATAAATGATATCAGATCTACGTGCGATATTTCTAATATCCCTAAATAAATCGAGATCGGTTATCTCACCTGCTGCCCAAGCCAAGCAGCGTGTCCCGAAATTGTTACCAATAGATTCACGAATATGTGTTTGCATCCAAAGAATATCATCTGCTTTACGCTCTTTGGCTTTAAACATACTACGCTTTGGCTTAATAATGGATGGTATCTTCTCACCACTTTGCTTAGCCTTTTTAATTTTCTTTGCAGCTTCAATTTGTTTACGAACATCATCAAGTTTATGTAAATCTCTGATTTGGTTCTGATTGATATAGCCTGCGGCTGCAGCTTCTCTAATAGGTTCAGGTAATTCGAGAAGCTGAAACCTAATCTTAACCCAAGTAGCTGATTTATTGATCTGTTCGCAGACTTCAGTAACTGAAAAGCCAGATAATTTCAATCTCTCAAGTGCTTTAGCCTCCTGCATAACATTTAAATCTTTGCGATGAAGATTTTCACCAAGATTTAAAATTAAAGCGTCAGCATCACTTATTTCATCATTAATAACGCAGGGAATTTCTTCACGCTGTAGCACAACAAATGCTGTGTACCTACGATGCCCACTAATTACTTTCCACTTGTGATTTGGCTTATGTTTCTCATTTTCTTTAAGAGGCTTAACAACAATAGGTTGCTGTAGCCCGTGTTTATCAATATCTTTTGAAAGTTCCACAACTGAAATTGGAGAAATGTGTCCTCGACAATTAAAGTTAGGATCAGCGTAAATCTCGTCCATTCTAGTTAAAGTTATTTTACTAGCATCAACTGTCATCTTCTGACTCCTTAAAAGCTTCTCTTAATTCGCCCATAGTAAAATTCATTAAGTCACGCTTCTTTTTTAAGTTTGTTAAAATTACTTTATCGACGTTGAGATGGACAATATCTATAATTGTAGCTCCTCTATTACAGTCCATGCCTGGGCCATAAATACGCTCAATAGCTTGCATTCTATCTTCACTATTGAAACTGTTTGAGTAAAAAAATGCACTTGGAGAAGCTGCCAGATCTATACCCATACCAGCAGCACCTGGTTGTCCAACAAAACAAATTTTCTCAGCGTCTTTTGATGCGAATTTTTTTAGCATATCTTTATTAGATAATGCTAAGCACTTATTAGTTTTACTACAGTAATAAGCCCAGCCTCTACCATCTGCACGAATTACATCCCATTGGTAGCGTAGTGCTATAGAAACACACTTATCTACACTAGCTTGAAAACCAGCGTAGACAACAAATCTACCAATAGGGTCATGTTCATCAAGCAAATCAATAAATGCATCCTCCTTAGGGCTTTTTACTTGTTTAGCAACTCTAATGATTTTTTTAGCTCTTCCACTTCCGTTACAAGTTGGGCAAACTTCTTTTTGAGCACTATAACTTCTTGGGATTGAAATGTCATCTGATCCATCAGAAACCTCGTTACTTTTAAAAACCCACTCTGTTGACTTCCCTGTGCCTTTACATCTTTTGCATTCTTCATCCCCATTTTCTTCTTCCGCGTACTGGAATCCATCAGATAGCTCCCTTAATAGCATTAAAGCTGTTACTGCTTTCGGTGTAATTTTAGAAATTAATTCAGCCGCACGTAACATTGAGCTAGTAGGCTCAACACGAATTAGTCTATACTGAAGCTCAGGTAGGTCTAAGCAATCTTTTTTAAATTTAACAAGAACAAGTCCCTTCATTCTATTATAAAGATTATATACTTCATTTACAGAAGGCTTATAAGGGTGCCCTTCTTCCTCAAGTGTGGTACCAAAAATATGATCTTCGGAGTATCTGCCACAAATAGCACACTTTTTTTCATCATCAAGCCAAGTGACCAGTTCTGGGTATACACCACCGTCAATACTTTCTCTCTTGGCTATTATAGCTAATCGCTCTTTAAATTTTTCATACTTCCCTTCACGCAGAAAACCGGGGCAAGCTATTTCACACTGATTATACCAGTCTGCTGGGCTCTTAGGTGCAGGTGCCCCAGACATTTCTATAATATAACAATCCTCCCCATGCGTTTCTAGCATTTCATTACAAATTAATGCGGTTGCTTGTGAGCGTTGCGAAGTAGGAGTTTTAACTTTAGTAGATTCGTCTAAGATGATGCCTTTAGGCAACCACATTGTGTCTTCTTGTACTCGCCTACGAAACCTATCATAGGTCATAAATTCAGGAAATATGCGGGCTCCCCACTTTTCAAACTCAAGTTGAACGGCTGCGATAGCAGACTTTGGACCTAACCATAACCAAGGTTCCACACCTGAGTGCTCAATTATTTCTATTGCAGCAAGAGTTTTACCTGTACGCATTTCACATGCAAGTATACATCTTTTACGTGTTATTCCATGTCTAATCATCTCTTTCTGATGTTCATATAAAGTCTCTCTATTAAAACTAATATCAGCAAGAGGCTTGTCATAGTGCTCATATGGGTTCTTACCCATAAGATATGCTAACTGAAATCTGTTTCTATGACAGTTTTCAATTGACCACTCTTTCTTAGGGTTTTTAGTATCGTACCCATGCCACGTTGCACCTTTCATAACTTTAATTTCTTCAAGCAAGGTGCGGTTAAATGGGAAGTTAAGAAATAGTCTGTTCCTATCATGACGAACCATGACTGGTACTTTAAACTTTCCGGCTCTTAATTTAATGATTTGGTAGTTCATTTTCTCTCTAATAGAAATGTTTTATCTAATAGTGATTTTTTTCTGTATTCGTAAAAGAGTTCTCCGAGCCCTTCTTGCTCTAGTAAAATTAATAACTTATCAAAAAGTACACGATAGTTCTTTTCATAAGTTACTACACTACTTAGGTACAAAATAATATAATACCACCAATCAAACAAAGGTCCAGTGCCCAGTACACAGTATTTATTGTTCTCCACTTTATTGATACACCACACAATATTTACCATATCACGTAATGTATCAAGTGTTTCTTTGTCACACGCTACAAGAAAACTATATTGCAAAAAAGCTAATATGTCACGTGGCATAGTGCGTAATATTTGAAGTGGATCTTTAATAATAAAGTCATATTTGAGATATGCTGCAAATATTAAGTATTCTGCTGCTGGAGAAAAGGTCACTGGGCACTGGGCTATAAGACTAGACGGAGTTAGGTTAGTCGCTACGAAAATATTTTTCCGTAGCGTGGACCAATCAACTTCTGTTTTTGATATTAAAATTACTTCAGGAGTCATGGAAGCTCTTTAATCTCGAAAAGTAAGTCAGTATCGAAGAAGCAATCTTTCATTTTTTCTAAACTATCTGCCCCAATTCCACTAATCCAATCCTCCATATCGATGTTGTCTATAACTTTACTATGTAGTTTTAGAGCTTCATACCAAGTGTCAGCTTGGATAAACTCAAGAAACACTTCACTATGAAATAAATCAACTATTACTACAGCCCACTTATTCATCTGTGTGATCCTTTCCCGTACTTATGCTGTAAGTTCTCTTTTCTAAGTCTTTTTCTAGACTTATTTTGTTTTCGTCCAGCTTGCCTATGTCCTTTTACCCGCCGTTTTCTCTTCATACATCACTATCTTACTTAATAATAATAATAATAATAATAATAATAATAATAATAAAGGGAACCGAAGTAGCCCTAGGGCTACTTCGGTTAATCCCTTGGGTGTTAACGAGCACGATCGGAACTTTCACCATCATCAGCTAACTCTACTTTAGAACTAGCAGGGTTCATAAAGTCCCTATTTTTAGAAAGCATGTCTTCAATTGATGGTATTTCAAAAGGTGTTGTGCATTCAAAAATCGTAATACCGTGCCAAGTAAACTTGGCTGTCTTAATAAGTTTGACTTTAGCAGTAGCAGCCTTACCTACAAGTGCTACCATATTGGGAGACTCACGTCTAAGTGTAGGATTTCCCATTAAAAATAGACCATATTTCTGGACACTTGGAACATAAAGCAAAAACTCATAGCCGGCAAGGTAGCCTTGCTCTTTAGCTTTTGCTCTGTCCTTAGTGTCCTGAAATTCTGGTCTAGAGCAATCCCATTCTCTTTTTTCATTATTCCACACACCATAAAACGACACAGGTGTATCTCCTGTGACGATAGAGGCACGTGGACGCTTATTAATAACAAGGCAGTCAACCTGCCCACCAAGATCAATAACATTTTCGGCGGTAACATACAGGCCCAAATGGCCCATAGGAAACTTGCCTTCTTTTACAATGGTAGACTCGCTACCATATACACGTATTTGAGGAAGATAGTCGCTGCTTTTTGTCAGTTCGTCATCAAGTGCAGAGTTTTGAGAAATTGCGATTCCAAGTTCTTCGAGTGGAATAAGTTGATTTTTGTCGTTCATTAGTTTTGTCCTTGTTTAAATTTAACAAAATAGAGGGCATCCGTGCCCAGGAGCCGAAAGCAAAGTATCTAGAGAGAGACCTCAGCAGCCTCTTTTACAGCTTGGATAGCATCCGCTTCCTTCTGTGCTTCTTCCGCTTCTTTTTGCAACTGAGTAGCCTTTTCGGCTGCCTCTTCAGCACGTTTCTTCTTACGTTCAGCCTTGGCTTTTTCCTTGGCTCGCTCTTTTTCAGCTCGTCGTTCCTCGTCTCTGGCTTTCTGTACTTCAATAGAGTCAGGATCAAGGCTCAAGGACCAAGCAATACCAAGAGCAAAACCAGCAACAGAGCTATTTACGCTAAATTTATCGCAAAGAGTAGACCCAGCCTCCTGAGTTGCAAGTTCGATTTCTAACTCTTTCCTAGAGCGGAGAAGTGCAATAGGTCGAAAGTCTTCTGGAGTAACGTCTCTACCTTTACGGTTTGCGTCACGAATCTCCTTAACACGTTGATTGACAGTGGGGGCAAATTGTTGAGGCGTCATTGTCATGGCACGATCAACAAAGTTGATTTGCTCCTCGGAGGGCAGCTTTGCCATAGCGTAAGCATTGGACAAGCCTATCTTTCCTTCATCAACAAGTTGACCGATTTCATCTGTTAATTTTAACAAACCAAGACGTTCACTAATCCAACTAGTCGTTTTAGCAAGACGACCTGCTAACTCGGTGCGAGTAAGAAGTGGATTATTCTGCAAGACCTTCAACAAAGCCTTTGAGTATTCAACAGGTTTTGTTTCGATCTTGTGAACATTCGCCATGATTTGAGCTTCAATAAGCTCGCCATCTTCGCACGAAATAATATGGCAAGGAATATCTTCCTGACCACTATCTTTACTAGCGGAAAAGCGTTGCAGCCCATCCACCAATCCATAAATCTGCTCACTGCCTTCTTCGACTGGCAGTTCTCTAATTGTAATAGGGTTCATTACGCCCCGCATACGAATTGATTCGACAAGACCAAGGTACTCCTCAGTTGACCTGTCAACCTTACGAAGTGCTTCGTCAGGCTCGAAAATTCTTTCAAGTACAATTCGTGCTAATGTGGTCTTTTCAGACATTCTCAATACTCCAAAGTAAAATTAACAAGTGACAGTAAACACCCATTAAAAGTAATAACTCAACCTCCTTTCATTAATTTTTAAAATTAATAGTAATACCAACAATAGGTCGCTCTAGACCATCCCATAGGTAACAGACCCCCGATTCTGCAAAATGGAAGGTCTGACTGACCCGACTGAGTCTCTTACCCCTGAACAATAGGGGACATATATATATGGTCTCAGTAATACAGGGATAGGGTATCGGGTCTAGTCAGTTCTTCCATTTTGCAGAATCGGGGGTCTTAGTAGTTGGGGAGTCTGTTAATTGCTTACATTCAATGATTTTATTAATTTTAGGAATTAAAACGTGAAAGTAGTAAGAACAGAAGGAATCAAAAACTTCTTATTAAAATTAACACATTTTGACTTAGCTAGTCTTTATAATTTTAATATGGAGTGCCAAGTCAATGTAGCCCAGGATAACGGTGAACGCATAGAAGGTGAGTACAAAGGTAAACGCTGGCATGGATGGACGGATGGGCTTACAACGTGGAAATCTTTTCGTATACCTTGGAATGCAGCAACTGAGCCGCATTATGAGGATTCAAATTTAACATTTAGTTTAACAGATCACGCTGAAGGTATAGGCATGACTGGTTGGGACTGGAAAAACAAAAAGTCTCACTGGGTCGCTTTTGATTTTGATTCTATTGTTAGTCATAAAGAGGGCTTAACTCATGAGCAATTAAATTTAATACAGCAGGCGGTAGCAGACATACCTTGGGTATCTATACGTAAATCAACATCTGGTAATGGAGTACACTTCTATGTATTCCTTGAACCTGCTGTTAATACTAACAACCATAATGAACACGCCGCACTTGCACGTGCAGTCCTTGGCCAGTTGGCAGCACTAACTGGATTTGATTTTATTAATAAAGTAGATATTTGTGGCGGTAACATGTGGGTATGGCACCGAAAAATGAATGGAACAGATGGGTTAAAATTAATAAAAAATGGAATACCTCTCAACGATCCACCTAAAAACTGGAGTGACCATATTAAAGTTGTCTCAGGCTATCGACGAAAGAATTTGCCACAAGAAATAGAAGAACAACAATGTAACGCTTCAGAGATTGATAGGTTATTTTCTGAGCTTACAGGTCAATATGTTAAAGAGCCATTAGACAAGGATCACAGAAAATTAATAGATTTTCTTAGTGAAAATAATTGTTTATGGTGGTGGGATCAAGATAATAATATGCTTGTTACACATACCTTTCACCTAAGAGAAGCATACGAGGCACTTGATTTAAAGGGTATTTTTGCTACCAGTTCTATTGGTAAAGAATATGGTCGAGACCATAATTGCTTTTTATTTCCACTAAGGCGTGGTGGGTGGGTAGTACGTAGATTTACGCCAGGCGTAAGTGAACACGAATCATGGGATCAAGATGGTGGTGGCTGGACACGTTGTTTCTTAAATATAGATCCAGATCTACCTACAGCGTCACGTAGTCACACAGGAGTAGAACACCCAAGTGGTGGTTATGTATTTCGTGAAGCTGAACAAGCTCAAAAAGCTGCATTAAAATTAGGAGCAGATTTAGGTTTGCCAAATTGGGCCTTATGCCGTCCAACAAAAATGAAACAACATAAGGATGGGAGACTTATTGTTGAGGTTGATAGAGAATCCTCTGATAACCCGCAGCAAATGGGTGGATGGGTGGAGGAGCGAGGTAAATGGAAACGTATTTATAATGTAAAGTTAAATAATTTTACTGACTCGGAAAATAGAAACTACGATGATATAGTTAGACACTTAGTCACTGAGCAGCATGAAGATTGTGGTTGGTCAATTAAAGCTGATGATAGATGGATTCAGGAACCAGTGACCCATGTCAAGTTAGCACTTCGCTCATTAAATTTATCAGACAAAGATGTCAGTGGGGTACTTGGCGACAATATTTTTAAACGCTGGACTTTAGTCAACAAACCCTTCCAGCCTGAATATCCAGGTGATAGACAGTGGAACAAAAATTCTTGTCAATTAATGTTTCACCCTTCTAATAGTGACGAATTACATTATCCTACATGGTTAAAAATATTATCACACGTAGGTGATAGTATTACTCCTTCTCTACACGCTATGCCCTGGGCTGCTAACAACGGTATTGAGACTGGGGCTGATTATCTAAAGTGTTGGATAGCTTCCGTATTTCAGCAACCTTTTGAGCCTCTACCATTTCTATTTTTATTTGGTCCAGAGGCCAGTGGCAAGTCTATCTTTCATGAAGCCCTCAGTCTCTTAATTAGTCCTTCAGGTTATCAAAGAGCAGAAAGTGCATTAACTTCGCAGTCTTTATTTAATGCTGAGCTTCAAAATGCTATTATTTGTGTTGTTGAAGAAATAAATTTATCACAGAAAAATAAAACTGCATACACTAGAATTAAAGACTGGGTTACGGCTCCACAACTCTCAGTACATAGAAAAAATATAACACCGTTTATGGCACCGAACACTACTCACTGGATTCATTGTGCTAATGACATTAACGCATGTCCTGTATTTCCAGGTGATACACGTATTACCGTGATACATGTTGGCTCTATCCCGACGAGTGAGTGGGAAAGTAAGCGTTCACTTATTAATAAGTTAAAGAAGGAAGCTTCTGATTTTCTTGGAGAAATAATGAAGCTGGAGTTACCAGAGTCAACAGATAGATTAAATATACCTGTTGCTGAAACGCATGAGAAAAACTTAATACAAAAAATGAATCAAGGTTCTCTAGAGCAGTTTATTGAAGAGCAGTGCTTTTATGCACCTGGGTATGCTGTTACTTTTAGTGAATTTTTTGAGAAATTTATGAAGTCTCTTGATTCTGCTGAAGTTCTAGACTGGTCAAAAAAGAAACTAGGCAGACTTATACCATTGCCCTTTGTTAAAGGTCGCTGGAAAAATAATGAATTCTTTATTGGTAATATAAGTTTTGAGGAGCCAGAAGAGATAAGAAAACCTTTTATCGTTGTAAACAATAAATTAGCAGTTAAAGGAGATTGAAAGTGTTGTTGCTAAAACCATCATTTGTAATAGAGCAACTAAAACCAAGAGAAGATATATTACGAAATCTTGAAACATTTGGTAGAGTTTGTTATAAATCAGAAGACTTAATATCACTAGATTCAGCCAGTAAATTTTGTTCTATGATATTAAAAAGAAATCATCTTTCAGTTATTGAGCATGAATCAATGACTGTTAGATTTATTTGTGATCGTGGATTTACTCACGAGCTAGTAAGGCATAGACTTGCTAGCTTTTCTCAAGAAAGTACAAGATATTGTAACTACTCAAAGAAGGGAGTAGCTTTTATTTTACCTCCTTGGGTAGAAATAGAGCCAGGCAACTATATAGATATTATCTGTAGGCATGAAGTTTTTGCAGTTAATGATTATATTTGGTACTTATCCCTAAAACAGGCAGAGGATAGATATATTAAATTAATTGAAAATGGATGGTCACCACAGCAAGCACGCTCTATACTTCCAAATAGTCTTAAAACAGAGATAATAGTTACTGCTAATCTTAGAGAGTGGCAACATATTTTTACTCTACGTTGTAACTCATCAGCTCATCCACAAATGCAGGAGCTAATGGTGCCTTTGCGAAACACGCTACGAGGCCATTTGCCGGAGATTTTTAATGTCTGAGAAAGCCGCAAGATATAGTGATGGAAAACCTCAATTAAGTTACATTTTGCACTTCCCTACTTCGGTTACTTGTTTAGGACGGATAATGGAATATGGTGCTAAGAAATACGCACCTATGAATTGGAAAAAAGGAGGCAAACCAGATCAAGAATACCTTGACTCATGCTTGCGTCACCTGTACATATGGATGAGAGGCCAACAGTACGATGAGGAATCAGGTTGTAACCATATTGGACATGCTATCTGGAATCTAATGGCTTTATTAGATTTAAATTACCCTAACGAAGCTATCAATATCGAAGAGTTTGGAAAGGAAAAGAAATAATGCTTCATTTAAATGGTAATGTATTAGTTGTTTGCGACGTTGAAACCACTGGTCTACGTGCAGGCTATAATGAAATTACCCAAGTGGCTTTTCTTCCACTTGGGCCAGATTTAAAACCTAAGAGGGATATTGTTCCCTTTGATCTATTATTAAAAATAGAACATGAGGAAAGAATTGACTGGGATGCCTTACGTGTTACAAAAACTGACTTCTTCAAACATCAGCAAGTAGCGATGTGTAAATATGAAGCTGCTGATTTATTTGAAGATTGGGTTCAGAAGTTGAAACTACCGGAGCGGAAAAGAATTAGCCCACTTGCACATAACTGGAAATTTGACCAAAGTTTTATTGTTGATTGGTTAGGCCATGCAAGCTTTGAGTTATTTTTTGATGGTCGTGCAAGAGACACTATGGAAGCGGCCCTGTATATTAATGATGTATATGATAACAGAAATGAGCCCATCCCATTTCCTAAAGTTAATCTTTCCTATATCGCTTCCATGTTAAAAATACCACATGATAGGGCTCATAACGCTTTAGCAGACTGTGTCATTACGGCAGAAGTTTACAGGTTACTGGTCGCTGGAAAATATCTTGAAGCAGTGGAATAGACATGAAGTCTCTTATTGAAGCCTACCATAAAAATAAAAAACTTTTATCTCAGAAGGAGATAGAGGATATATACCCTTTAGCTGTTGAAGGGAATTCTGTAGCTATAGAAAAGCTCTTCTGGGCAAGTTGTGGGCTTATATTAAAACTTGCTGCTAAACACACAAAAGGAAGTAGCTCTTGCACATTTGAGGAGTTTATTTCTTCTGGTTACTTAGGTTTTTTACAAGGTATAAAGACAGGTGGATTTAATGCTAACAAAGGGTCATGGTCAACTTATATTTACTATTACATTGATGGGCACATGAGGTTTGAAAAATTAAACACTACAGTTATACATTTTCCATATTACCTTAAAGGAAAAGCCCCTTATAAAGTAGAAAACTTGGACTCTCTAGAGTCTCCTGTTTTTCTTGTTATTGAAGAAGAAGAAGAACGATATCCTTATAAAAAGGAACTAATTGATAAAGCTTTTAAAACACTGCCTAAAAGAGAACAGTTTATTATTAAGGAACTATTTCTTAAGCAGAAAACACTAGCTGAAGTAGGTAAAAAGTTAGGTATATCTAGAGAAAGAGTAAGACAAATTAAAGAAGAAGCTCTTAAAAAAGTAAAAAAGCTACTTCCCTCTTAAGCTGACTTCTGTTTTAGTAATAAAACGTAACACTATATTTAACATACCCATTATTGTACCTAATATAGCTACAGTTTCTGGGTTTTTAGCTATCCAACTTTCACCTTGTAACAGTAAAAGTATAGACGCTATTGAAGTTAACACGTTAGCCCAAACAGTTTTACTTTTCCACCAAGGTTTCATGGCTAATCACAGATAAAAAGGTAAGATGTATTGAACCTGTTAAAGAGTCTCTGGCCGGGATTCCAGTCACTTAAGTCAGACCAGTAGTGCCAATTAGTTGCACTACCAGTCATAAGAATCCAACCACCAGCTATAGCTTGTGGGGCAGTTAATGGTATAGTTGAGGAAGATATGGTTGGGGCAGTTGCGTAATAAGGAACACCAATTAGTCTCCCATCAACAATAGTACCAGATTGACTTAATGTCCAGTAAGGGGTAAATATACTATGTCCCCATCTATCTGATGGCGTATCATCTTCATCACCACTATCAGTACCACTAGGTATATCATCAAAATTTCCATTTGAGGTATTATTATAAGATAGTGTATAAATACGCCACTCGTCATGTCCAGAGTAATCAATATAAAGTGGACAAATTTCTACATCAGGATTAAGCCCTTCGTTGACTTTATAAAGTATTTCGTCAGTAATTAACTGATACTGATAATTATAAAACTCAGGAGTTATAGCTGTACTATTTAAGTAATAATTCACACCATAAGGTGGCAATACTCCAGGTACTGGGTTGTAAGGCTTGTCTATAATTAGAGTTCTCAGCAACATTCCCGCGTAATTTCCCCAAGGTATAAGTTGTGAAGGTGGATAGAAGCTAGGAAATTCAGTTTCTGTATTTTTCATGCCTACTACAACTATATCATTAGCATAAAAATCATCTTCAAGATCAAGATGCTCAATTAAATAGTCATATCTATTTCTAAATAGAGCCCCTTTCATTGGACTATTTTGTACTGTTTCAAGATTATTTGGATTTCCTATTGTCGTTGCTGTCCAGTTTTTAAGCCATACTGTATCCTCAGTATCAACAATACTTTGTCCAGGAACAACTATACGCAAATGTGTAGGATTTACAGCCATACTGGAACCTGCATAGTATATTCTTCGTAGTTTGTTCCATTTTCAGTCCACTGACTTAGCCCCACCATTACCCACGTATTTGCTGGTATATCTTCCCAGTTGGCAAGTTGTAACTGTGTAGCTTGCACTGTTTCTGGGTCACCGGACAAACCATTCTTATAAACATCAACTAAGTAAACAGCAGGCGAAGTACCGTAACCTGTCCCTTCTCTTGAGACAAAACTTACAATTTTACCTGGCATATAGGAGGTTGCCGCACCAGTGCTTTCTTCAACTTCAGGCTCAGGATAGGTATACGTACCAAAAACAATATTGTATTGAGGTTCAGCAATAGGCCCAAGTGGTATTGAATGAAATTTAGGTACAGGTTTGACATCGTTGAGATCAGATGGTATCTGCTCCCCCCAATCCCGTCCCTGTATTCTTGCACCATTAGACTCAAGTTCGGACTTAGGTTCATTCCCAAAAATATCCCTCAACGCTTGTACCTGGTCCGTTACCTCCTGCGTAACCATTACTTATTTCCTCATTAGTCGGAAAAAACAATTCAACTGATATGTTTTGTGGTTTTGCGAAATTATAAGATAACATATCTCCACAACGCACAGGCAACCAAGCTTCAAAACTTATTAATTTTGCATTAGAATCATAGCTAACTTGTGTAATAGTGCCTTTTACATCCTCATTAGCAATATAGTTTGTATTAAAATCAAAGAGAACAGTGTCAAAAGTTTCAATAGCCAATTTATCAAGATACGTATTAAAATTAATACTTTTCCAAACATTGGCAAAACGGATAAGCCAGAAAGTAGCTGACTTAATAACTAATTCCTGTATGTTATAAATATAAAAATCTATTTCTCTTTCTAATGTACCATACTTTTTAACATTATGCCTAAGAACTACTTTATTTTTACTAGTTTTAGCTAGATTATCTGTCCAAGTAGCTGTTAGTTTTGTTACAATTTCCTCAGTGTTTGTTGTGTTGATAACAAGAGAACCAACATCAATGTCTGCTTCCGTTATTGTGTCAATACTTGCTTCGTCCTCTGATAAGTATTTTAAATAAAAAATGCCCTCGGAAATCCATATTGAACAACGTGCTTGAAAAGCTATTTCTTCAAGCAGAGTCATTATATTTTTTCTATCAAGCAATGCAAAGTGCGATGGGTAATTATCTATATAAGTTCGTACTGCATTAAAAGTAGTAACATCATAACTTAAATCAGTATAGGTTTCAATTAGCCAGATCATAATGTCTACTGTATTAGGTCCTACAGTAGACTCTATAGTTGCATAGATATCATCACTAAAAGTTTCATCAAAGCTACTTAGTGGCTTTGAAAACTCTACATAAGTTATAGTGTAATCACCAACTATTGTTTGCTTTACCTCAAAATATTCTCCTGGCACACCCGTAAGTACACGCCCATTTTCTACTTGCTTATACGCTTGTAGAAATAAATTTGTTGATGGAAGTAAATTTAACACATAAATAATTGGCAATTCAGACTGTATAGATATTGTCGAGCCTTCAGCTTTCCAGGTAAAACCAAATGGATTTCCAGTATAGCCTGGATAATCTGTAACTTCTCGTGTTTCTATATGTAAGACATTACCGCTTACATAACCAGTTAATATAACATTTCCTATTTCAAATGATAGTGTTGTATTTTGAGGAAACTTGCTACCATCTACTAAATTTATTGTATCTGTTTCGTATCCCTGCTGTTCCTGGTATTTTTCTAATAAATCGCTACGTTCATCCTGGGCTCGTACTAATTCACTTGAGATAGAAGCAATAGTGGACTGTAACTGTAAAGCTACGCTAGCTGCAGCCGAGCGTTGCCCCTCAGTGTCTCCATAGTCTGCTGTATATTCTGCTTGTGCCAATGCGTAAACGTATAATTGTAGCAGTGTTTGGAAATCTGATATAATTCCAATTAATTCATCAAGTCTTTCTTTGACTGAGGGATCAGCTACTGCTACTGGATTTGAAGTAAGTGTATTTGGGATTTCACTGAGTAGTGTTGCAGGTACATTTTGAACTGTGCCAAAAACTAATGGCCAGGGGACACCAACAGCTTCCTCTGGCAAATATGGAAAATAACCTTCTTCTGGTGAGAAGCCTACTTCTTTGTCTGTTAATTTTGTTACAACTTCAAAACTTAATGTTCGATCACCTTCACTCCATTTAATAGGGCTAGAAATTTGCCCCTCATAAAGTTTGAAACTCTCAGCTACTTGTACTCCTTCAAACCACTGATGCAGCTTACAGTGTTTACCATGTATATCATAGCTGTTAAATATTTCTTTCAAGTCTCCTTCTACATCGCTTAATACTACGCTGATGCCTTGTGTTTGACCTTGCTGATCTAATTTTACAACACTTTCAAGAGCACTTAGTGATAGAATTTTACCCTTAACTTGCTCCTCATAACTAGATATTTCCTTATCAGCGTACTTTAAATATTGTCCTCCTTCAACCCACTGTACCTCTAGTATATTTACAGGCTCAGTACCGAAGGATTGTGCTAGTAAGCTTTGAATTGCTGAGCTAAGAGTTTTCATCAGCCAGTGACCTCCAACTCAAAGCCAGCACTAAATCCAGTTTTGTTTGGTTCTGATATAGCTTCACTTGGTGTTAAAATTATACCTTTCCATTCTCTACTCTCAAAATCTAACACTTTAATTTCCTGACCCAGTGACCAGTGAATAAAATTAAGCAATGCTACAATAGTAGCCTCTGATAAATTAGTAAAAGAAAATATTAGTCGCTGGGCACTGGGCCAGGTATAATCACTATAGATTTCTAGATCACCTCCTCTAGTACGCCTGTTAATTCTACGTGGCTCAAATTGTTCCACATTGTCAAAATTTGGGTTCCTTAGTTCCAATTCTAGTGTAGAACTAGTATACGGCCAGTAAAGAATTGTGGTATTTCTCCTTATTAAAGTAGGTGGTGTAACTCCTAAATTATAGGAGCAGTAGTTAAAAGTAAAGTAAGAGACTGCACTCTCTATACTAAGACTATTACTTACTGATTTATAAATAACTCCATCAGTAGTGACATTTTGTGTTAAATTTAATACGCTAGCAACCTCGTACCCAACCCAAGCTTCTACAGCCTGAGTGATATTTAATTGGCTTTCAACAGTTTCATGTAAGATTATTTCTACAGAATCTGTTATATTTAATATATGTTGATAGTTTAAAGGAATAGCATTTTTAACAAAACTGCCCAAGCCCAACTGGCTTTCGACAGATATACTTAGTATCATATTTAGTGAAATATTTTGACGAAGACCTTTATCTACTAATAATGCAGCTACAGCATCTTCATCGTACACATCTACGTTAATTAGTTCATTAGGGTCTATATCCGAAGCACTGGCTTGTAAATTAGTATCTACGGTTACGTAAATAGGTCCCATATAACTCATTAATTGAGCTATACTAAGTTCTGAGGTTATAGTTTCTGTGTAAATAGACATCGTTATGCACTAACTGAGTAAGTGAGTTTCAGTTGGTCTCCACTGGTCACTGGTACAGAAGCAGAAAACAAACCAGTTGACCAAAGTGTACCACTTCCACCAGATTTAGAACTGTTAGAAACAACAAATATTCCTCTTACAGTGCCACCTGCTCCACTAATATTAAAAGTAATAGGTGAAGCATTTGTTACTGTCTGACCAGAAGAAGCTCCTGAACCCCAAGCAACTCTTGTTGTTTCTGAATAATTAGTAAATTCTGTCCAACCTGTATGGCTGGCCATTGTGTCAGCATCAGCTAAAGCTGTAAAACCTGAGTTGTCAATAAGGCCAACAAACCAGCTATTATTAGCAATTTGTGTAACATCATTAAACATTACATCAAGAAGCAAGTCTTTCCCAACATCTGTTTCAGCGTTAGGAAAATCGTAAATTGCCTTTAGATTACCAAAGAGATCACGATGTTCAATGTGAAATTGTCCTTTAAGATTTAAAATAGAGTTCATTGGGTTTTTTACCTCCGAAGAGTCTCCACAGTGTTCACAACGAATAAGCCACTCACGCTTGTTTCCACACTTTCTGCAAGTTACTGGAAATTCTAACTTTTGTTGTTTCCGAATAACTTGTACATCGATAGTTTGATTTAAGCCAATCTTATTCATTAATTTAATCTCGCTGTTCCCCTACGCATTTCTCTACGTAAGGCTTGAGCAATTGTTCTGGCAGTAGTTTCAGATGAACCACCGCCTTGAACAGTGACATTGATGTCACCGACATTATTATTAATAACTTCGCCACCTGTATTAAATCTGGCTGCACCGGAGTTCATAGCTATTAGTGAAGGTAGATATCTTCTAGCAGAGATTGAATTCATAACAAATTCGCCAGGCGACAACAAGGTTTGTATAGAGTCAGATGCGACAGAGCCTCCGCCAGTAAATCGTCGTATATTGCCACCTGTCCATTCCTTTATAACTATTGCAGTTCTTGAATCCCTTAGTATCTTATATTCCTCTGGCGAAAGTTGCATAATGACTTTAACATCGTTAGCAATCTTACTTGTTAATTTGGAAAGTGCTTCCATTCTAACTCTTAATTCTTCATATTTCCCTACACCTATAGTCGGGGCATCAACGAAAGCAAACTGTATAAATTCTCTGTAGCCTGTAGCTTCGCCAATTGCATTTTTAAATCTATCAAAAGTTTCAGCTAATGTACGTATATCAGCATGACTTCTTTGTAGATTTAGTCCAATAGAATTAATTTCTTTAATTGCTTCTGTTACACCAGGCAAATAGGTGTCCCCAATTTGGTTAAGCAAATATTTTGCTTGACCAAGTTGTTCAGTTATATAGGAGCTACTATATTCCCCCGTCTTATCACCTAATGCTAGTTCAGAATCTATTATTTTTATTGTCTCTAGCAATTCTTTATATTTAGCTAGTTTGGGATCAGTTTTTTTTGCACCGTATCCCTGTTTAAAACGTAATGAATCCTGAAAAAAAAGTTCTTTTATCGCTGCTGAAAGCAATCTAACTTGTTCAATATTTTTAGAAAAATCTAATGTTCTCTTTTCTAAATCCTTACCTATTTTTGTACCTTTTTCAAAATACTCCTGTAATGCTTTAGTATTTTTCTTAAGTTGTTCCTCTTCTTCTTCTAGTTGTTTTACATAATTTATATTTCTAATATCACCTTTTTTAAGATTAATACTATGTGTTTCTTCAACAATCTCTTTTAGCTTTTTAAGATATTCATCTGCATTTTTTATACCCCAACCTTCAATACCGATAGTTTTTCCACCTTTTCTTGTATATGTAATTACTTCACTTTGTACTTTCTTAAGCTGTTTAAATTCACTAATTAGCCCTCTTATCTCACTAACTGTGGAAGAATAATCCTCTCTATCGGTAATATCTGGTAGCCTAACTAATAATTCTTTTATTCTATTTTCAAGTATTGCTCCTTTTTGTATATTTGATTTTGCTAAATCTAGTTTTATATCATGTAAAAGTTTCTCTCCTTCAATTTGCTTTTGTTGTAGTTTTATATTTGCTTCAATATCTTTACGTATATTAGCAGATGCTTGCTGAATTGTTTGCATAATTCTTCTAGCTGCTGCACCGTATACTTTAACAGTATTATGCAAGTTATAAGCGTGCGAAGCCAATGCTTTACTATTTATTTGTGTTATTGCTTCTTCTAAATCACCCATTATTTCTTCTAGACTTCTACTTGCTTTTTCAGTTATATCAAGTATCTTACTCATACCATAATAACCAGCTAACCCAACTAGTAAAAATAAATTTGGTGTTGTTAATAAAATTCTTTTTATATTTGCTAGTGAAAATGAAAGTAAATTTGCTTCAGCAGCGGCTGTTACTGATGCAGCACCTAAAACTCGTGTTCCTATTGCAGTTGAAATTAACTGAACTCTTAAGGCAGCCAAAAGCGTGTTTAACCCAACTAAAGATTTTCCTAATAAATAAAGCCCACCAGATACAACTAAAAACTCAAGGCTTTTACTTAGGGCAATTACTGCTTTGTCTAAGCCATTAATAGCATCAGCAATATTTACAAATATTGTTAAAAACTTTTTACCAAAGTCGACAGTAAAAACGTTTTTCATTTTTTGTATTTCTTTTCTAAATCTAAATCCTAAATTTTCTAACATTTCTTCTAATGCGGCATTAGCATTATCTGCACCATGTTCTATTTCGTATAAATTATCCTCAAACTTGTCAAATGCTCCTACAAGTCCTGTTACACCAACAATAGCCCTAATACGTTGGAAGAGTTCACCTAGCTCCTCAATAGGCTCTCCTGTAATCTCAACTTGCTCAGCCAATTTTCTTAAAACACCAACAAATCCATATGTTTCAATAGCTTGTTGACCAGTTGCTACACCCCATTCAGCAAATAGTTCTTTCATTGCGTCTGTTGGGCGTATTAATTTTAACATAACATTTCTAAGACCAGTTGTAGCATGTGATGAATTCAAACCTTGTATAGTTAATGTTGCTATAGCAGCATTGATTTCACCAATTGATATTTTAAGTTGTGAACCTACTGCACCTAATTGTCCAAAACTATTAACTAACTCACTACCACGAATACGGCCTAACTCAATAGTCTTAAAGAACTGATTCGATAAATCTCTAGCATCATCAATGCTTAAATTATATGCATTTAGTGCACCTGATAATAAATTAACTGAATCCTCTGAGCTTGCTAAAGCTATAACTGCAAAGCGGTGTGCCTCGGCCATAAATTTTGTTGTTTCAGTACCTTCTGAAATCTGATTTGATAGTGTTTGATAAAAGCCTTCAGCAGTATCTAGTAAATCAGATCCATATAAATCAGAAAGCTTTCTTACCTCGTTAGACCAACGCCCAATTAAAAGTTGATTATGTTGAGATATAGTTCTTATTTCACCAAGCCTTAATTGAAACTCTTGAGCATTTTCTACCATATCATAAAACTGCCGCATCATAGCTCCTATAACTCTAGCTATTGTGGAGCCAATTATAATCCGCTGGACACTGTGCCAACTTATAAGAGTACTCCTTGAGTGCGTAGCAAATTGTTTAATTTGTTGATTGGCAGCAACTAAATTTGTTGCTGTTTTAGCAGTATTTTGTGCTGTTTGATTTGTTGCAGTTGCCATACCTAAGTATGCGGCAACAGCGGCATTGGTAGTATTACCTTCTGTTGTACCCTTACCTGTATAAGTTCCAGTTCCTAAGTAAGCGGCAGTTCTAAGTGCTGTTATTTTTCGAGCTTGTAACTCAAGGTGCTTATTGACCCCTAATAAGGTATTAACATCACTTGCTGCCTTCCTGGCACTTGTGCTAATCCCTATGAAAGGATCTTTCACATTGCCAACAGAGTGTAGAGACTTTGCTAGTTCTAAATTAGCTCTTGATAATTCATTTGATAAGGACGCAGCTTGTTTTAGCTCTTTTAAGCCTTCAACAACAAATCTCAAAATTGTTTCAGCAGTTTCATCAGCCATTAGCGTACCTTAACAATCGTTGGCCTAAAACTGTTTTTGACTTCAGCTAATCGTTTTGGAACACTATTTAACAAGTATTGTTGCCAATCCCATGCCCCAAGGGAAAAAGCGTGCCAGATACTAGGCTCTGTTAAGTGAAATTTAGATGGTGCTTGAAGATAATCATTAAATTTAAGATAAAAAAGATCGGTGTAAAATGTAAATTCCATTTCAAAAGCAGGATAGCTTTTTTTAGTTATTTTATGGAAACCAGCTACTTTACCGAAACCAGTCTCTATTCGCCTACTATTGTAGTAAATATATTTCTTTTGAGCAGCTCGTTTTGCATTAGTCGGTCCACCACGTGGACCAATTTTATGGACTGCTCTATGTAATGATTTGCCCACAGATACAAAAACACCTCTAGCTGTACCTGTATATGTTGGAATTTGAGCAAGAGCACTTTTTAACCATACCCTAAGAGCTTGCTTAAAATGCGACTCTAACGCACTCTCTAAGGTTTTAGTCAACTTAACTTTATTAATTTTAAAAGTTGCTACTTGTCCACTTGTTTTCATTTTAATATTTTCCTTACAAATTTACCCATAGCAAGTTCAGCTTCCTCAAGTTCTCTTATTTGTTCATAAGCTAATAGTCTTGCTATTGTATAACTAGAATTATCGTAAAAGTTCTCCTTTATTGTAGGTAGTGTTAAATTAAATCTTTCACAAATTCGCCAAGTATAGTACAGCAATGTTCTTCCGGGGGCTAAATTTATTTTTCTTCCGCCCCCAGACCAGCTAAAAAATCTTGCCTCGCTTGCTCAATCATTGCTTCATCAAGAGCATTAGCTTTCATAACTCCTCTAATTATACGCCCTTGTTCAATATCTGTTAAATTAGCTTCTTTTAACTCTTTTTTAAAATTGCTCCATGTTTCAGGCTTACTAAAATCTACTGTTTCCCACTCTAAGTCTTTAGTAGCGAGCAGAGACTTTAATACAATATAATTAATTCTGTTTGTAGCATACTCATCCAAAGCTTTTTTATACTCAGGATTATTTGGGTCTGATACTTTTTGCCCACCTTTAACAAGTTTTACAGGTGGTTTTGGTTCTGGACATAGTTTATCAAATTCTTCAAAATCTTCTACTGCTTCAGCAATAAAGATAAGATTTTCGCCAGGTCTTGTAATAGGAATAATCTCCAAATTCCTACCTTCAACCTTTTTGCCTTTGTACTTCATTTTATAATCTCCTTGGGTGTTAATTTTAACCAATATCAGCATTAAGCACACGTCGTGCCGTCGCTTCTTTGCGGTTACATCGGCCAGAAGTTGAGATAGTTCCTTCACGAAGATCATGATCGAGAGATTCATAGTAATACTCTTCGAGCATAATTATCTCATCTTGGATACCTGTACAATTTGGTGCATTCCATACTTCAATATCAATACAGAAAGGCTGACATGCATCATCAGCAGTTGTCAACCATGCAGCAGCCTCGCTGCGATTTTTTAATACATCTTCAATAGTTGGCGTACCACCAGTTATTGATGTGATGTATTCCCATGTTGCATCAAGGGAAACATCGAGAGGTTCTTCATCAGCCTCTCGAACAGTATCTAAGATACCGCGATCTCTTGTGAATTCAACATTTCTATGTTCACTATAGGTAAGGTTTCCTTCACCAATTTTAACACTGATGCTGTTTTGACCATCAAGAGTAGTTTCAGCAATAGCATCAACGATACCTGCACCTGCTGTTTCAAGAGCAACAGTTACAAGTGCATTAGCAGTAGCATTAGCCTCAATAGCGGTTTTAATAAGTGCTGCTGTGCTACTAATAGCACTTGTTGCGTCAGTAGCTAACGTAATTGTAATCTTACGCCCTGTGACAGAAACTGCTAATGCTCCACTAGCAGCAGAAGGATCTATCATTTCAACGCTAACTTTATCACTGCCTATATGTTTGCTTTTAGCAGTAAAAGTAAGATCGGCATCTGAAGCAGCACTATCTAAGATAGCTGTGCCTAAGGTGCCATCAAAGATTCTAATTTCCGCTTCTTTAAGATCAATTTGAGCCATTTACTTAACTCCTTAACTTCCAAATTTCCAAACGATAGTGGCCTTCGACTGTTGATTGCATGAGTCTTACATCAGGCTTAATTATTCCATAGTTATTAATATTAATAGCTTCACGTAAATCCCTTTGTAAATGTAGACACTCTATTAAAGAACCATCGTCAAGTGGACCATCCCCATAAGCATAAATTGAAATGCTATTTGTAAAAGCTTTTGAAAATATACCAATGGCTGTTTGTATATTATATAGGTTCTGTAAGTCTGGGTGGGCCTGAATTAAAATATTTATTTCTAAGTCAAGGTAATAGAGCCCTTTTTGTGGTACTAGTATGAAAGGGCCATCTATTCTTAATTCTGCAAACTCAGCATTATCTTGCTGGGTACGTTCATCACCTTCTAAATACAAATTAGAAATACTTCTTCTATCTATGAAATGTTTATTTATTGATGCTGTTATCCATCTTTGCCAATCAGCATGTACCTCATATGGATCAAGCTGTAGAATATTGCTTGAAGTTACTTCTAACTGATTCTCAACCTGCGGTCTTACTACCTTTGCCATTAAGGTACCTCACTTATTTCATGTGTTAAATTTAATATAGTTTCAACTGTTCTTGTTAAAGAATCAGTTATTGTATTTGATACTTCAGTTGTTATATCTAAGATAGAAATAACACTTTCTATTCGCATAATTGGGGCACCTCTTAGTTTTCTGACTAGAAGAGCCCATCCATAATTATCTTCAAAATGGTAAATTTCCTTTACATCGTACCTATGGTCTTGGAATACTATAAAGTCCTCTCCTGTAGGTTCAAAATTAATAGGAGTATCAGAAGCTTCAATAAGAATTTGCCTATCTTCAGGGTCAAAGAAAGCACCTGTAGTAAAATCTTTATTAGCTGAAATATAAGCTAAATCATAAACGAAGCTTCTGAACTCCCTTGCTCTTAAAACAATAGCTTTCGATATATCTGTCTTACTATATTCAGTAATTTTTTCACCTGTCTCAGGACTAGTCGTACTACTGGTAACTCTGTAATACTGTATAGGCAGACCGTAAGACCTCTTCAGTTTATAGAAGACATTCTTAATAAATCTAAGTTTGTTTCTCAACATTTTAGCCACTGTTTGAAATGATGATTAACCAATCATTGGGGCACCAAGTGCTGTCTCAAGCACTTTGAGACCACAAAGTAAATCAACAGTAACGAGAACGCCTTGCGTCGTTCCATTATAAGTCATAGTAACACGGATACCAACGCCACCAAAACTAGCGACAGACGAAAGTGCTAGTCTCGAAGGTGCAGGTGCAAGAGGTCGGCTAACCAAAGCAATAGCATTACGATGGAAAGCGAAATTGTGTTGGGCCGGAGGACCAAAGTGAACCTCGTCATCCTCTACAAGTGCTACTCCAAGTGGCTTATTAAGAGTAATACCAATAGTATTACCAGAAGACTCCGTTGTTTCAATAACTGAGTAAATACCAGCCTTAATTACGTTAGGCGTACCAGGAGTAGCAAACGTAACTAATGAACCAACAGGAATGGCACCAGTAATACCATCAACAACGATCTCTTTTGAATAATTTGCTGCATAGCCAGCGGCAAGATTAACTGCACCCTCGTCACCAATAGTAACAGCATCATCGTCAGCAACAGCAACACGCAATGCAGGGCTAATAGTGACATCAATATCTTCAGTAGTCAAAGTGCCCAAGGCAGTCACCTGATGAACAACGCCACCAACACTGATCCAGTGACCAACTTTGAGGGCTGAGCCAGCAGTATCAACGTGAATAACGGATGCCCCAATAGCATACCCAGCAGCAAGATCAATAAGTGGAGCACTTGCATTAACAGGGATACCAACAGTATCAGGTGCGTTTTGGCACATAAAGAATTCAAAACCGAACTTTTGGCCGAGAGAAGCCTTTCGCAGTGCCGTACCATCATCACCAACTTTGTCAGCTTCGTGAAACGTGGACACTTGCAAGGCAACGGCTTCTGTTGTAGGTGTTAAAATAAAATTACGCCCTTCCTCGGTCGCTTTGTTAATATTCATTCGCTTTCGTGTCTCAACAATATACTGAATAATATTGCTTGTAGTAAGACCACCAGCAATACCTTCAGCATTAGAGTAAAATGCGTGCACCTCGCCAAGTAACACACGGTCAACAGCACGCCCAATAGATAAAACAGCAGGTGAAAGATATTCATCTGTAAGCTGTTTAAAGCTTTTTGTTTCCTCACCATCCTTAATCATAAAGGAGGTATGGAAGTGCTGATCCAAAGGCACCTGTAGGTTAGTTGCACTTGCATCCTGCACTGTAACAGAGTCAGCATTAACTTTACGCTTTGCTGTAAATTCAGCAGGCTTGCGTGTATTAACAAGGTCACCAAAACTTGCAACTTCTTCGGAGAAGTCACGGTGAACAAGGTTAGCAATAACCATGTTTTCAACAAGAATCTGAATGGACTCTTGTGCCCACAACTCAGGAATAAAAGCATCCAGGCTGTTATCATAAACAAGATTAAAGGGTTTTGCTGCAAGAGAAAACATTATTTACTTCCTCAACTTAGAAATGTCAAGATCGGGGTTCTTTTTACGCCACTCTCGATACTTAACTGGGTCGCTAAGAATATCTTTCATTGATGCTGTAGTTTCTGATCCTTGCGAACCAGCACCACCCATGCCGCTATTTGCAGCACCTTTAAATAAGTTACCATATAAGTCAGGTAATTCCTTCATTCTTTTTATAGCATCTTCCGGTGACAACTCAAGTGTCACCCGCTCACCAGAATCATTTACATCTTTAAATCTAACAAGTGTTTTGTATTCACCTGTAGGTTGCCCAGTAGCATCGAGAACCTCACCTAAGTGAGTAGAATTCCCGAGAATCGAAACAATTTGCTCAGGTCTGATAGCTTCGCCTGTGACTGCTGCATCTGTTAATGACCTTTGAATTGTGGCAATTGTGTATCTACCACGCCATGAGTCTCGTTCCCCGGTAAGATTTTCAACTTCCTGTTTATGTCTTTTACTGGCTTTTTCAGCCTCTCGCCTAGCCAGTTCTTCTTTTGACATATACTGTTCTTGAAGCTGTTCAATTCTAGTTTCAAGATCAGCTCTATTTTCTTCTGACATACGAGTTTCGTCACGCAACTTTTTTAATTGCGTAACTAGTTCTTCATTTTGTTTAGTTAATTTTCTTTTATTATCAGCCATCATTTTATTAAGCTCATCCTGAGTGAGAGTAATTTTTTTACCCTCACCAGTACCTCCGGCATTACCTTCACTTCCGGCATTACCTTCGCCTTCGTCTCCGGCATCACCTTCATTGTCATAAACTAAGTGAAAATAGTTTTTAAAAATAAACATAGCAATCTCCTTACGAAACCCTACTAATCCTTACTGAACGTGAGTCACGTAGAAATGGGTACAAATATTCCCATGCTTCTATACTTGGAATACCAGCCCTAACGTGCTCAGCGACAAAGTCTCCGTCGTAGGTAGTACGGACACTTGAGTACGATTCTGAAAGAACACCTATAGTTTGGATTTCCTGATCTTGGTTGTAGCCATCAAGAAGAACCAATACTATTTCGTAGCACGCAAATTCAATTTCAATAGGCACCTCTGCATCGTTGTTCCTTGGAAACTGCAACGATTGACTTGAGTCAGCTTTATCACCAGCAAAATTTAACTTGTCAATTGTACGTGTTGCTTGTATAAGGGCTGCTTCTCTATCACTATAGACAGCGGTATCCCATGATCTAGTGTTTAATCTTCTGCTAAAGTAAACATTGGCTCTGGATATTGTGCCATAAAAATACCACGTTAAATCATCTTCAGTGACTACACTTTCAGTGGTCGCTGGTACATAAGTTTTCTCTACTGGCTCAACAATAGTTTTAATAATAAAATGTTGAGGTACTGCACTTGGGTGTAAAAATAATAAGCCTAATATATCAGCGTACATTTCGGCTGATGAGAAATTTACTGTCCACTGCCCATTTCCTTCAGACACAGGGACCATTGATAATGTTTCTTGGTCTCCACCGTCTTTAGTAATATACCCAGAGACAACACCTGTTGAAACAGGTACTCCTGCTGGTGTAACCATTTCAAAAGGAAAACCTACAACAGCTTGGCCTTTTATAAAATCCATTAGTCTAACAACCTATTAATTGTTGTGAACAACCAAGGAACAATTTGTCCATACGACCTTAAATCACCATATATATTAACTGTAGCTTCAACGTCAGTAGATATATTTCTAGTTCTTATTATCACCGCTGTACTTTCACCAGTAGCTGCTAAATCTAATGTAAAGTGGCGTATTCTCTTAAAACTACTTTCCAGTAAAGTAGAGCAACTTACGTCTGAAGAGAAGTTCTTAATTTTAGTTAAATTGGCCGCAACTAGGCCAGTTGTTGAAATATATGAAGCTAGTTGCCTCTCTCTATCTAACTTACTAGCTGTTACTGCAGCAGATACTATTATACTTGCTGACGGTCTACTTGTTTTTATAATAGCACAAGTAGTATTTGCACTAGCTGATATACTAGCTACTAATCTTTGACTTGATGTTTTTATAACATTAGCTGATATAGTGGCACTTGTTAATATATTAGAACTAAAGCTAATAGTTCTTTTAAGACTAGCTGCAACTGTTGTACTTGCTGATATAGCAGCAGATGGTCTCGCTGTTTTAATTAAAATTGTTGAAAGACTACTGCTAGCAGTTACACTAGCAGAAAATCCAGCAGTTTTAATTAAGACTGCTGTTGCATTACTACTTGTTACTATTGCAGTTGTTAAATATTTATTAGATGTTGCAATAATGTTAGCAGTAGATGTACCACTTGTATTTATAACTCCATTAAATCTAACAGTTCTTTTAAGACTAGCTGCAACTGTTGTATTTGCTGATATAGCAGCAGATGGTCTCGCTGTTTTTGTTAAATTAGCTGTAGCAAGAGCATTTGCTGATATAGCTGCTACAAGTATAGCTTGTCCACTTTTAGTTAAATCAGCAGTTACAGTACCGCTTACACTTATACTAGTTGATAATAACCGTGTCCTATCTAACTTAGAAGCAGTTACAGTACCGCTTATACTTATACTAGTTGATAATAACCGTATCCTATCTAACTTAGAAGCAGTTACAGTACCACTTACACTTATAGCTGCTGAAGGTCTTGCAATCTTAGTTAAAGCACTAGTTATATTGCCACTTGTACTTATAGCTGCTACTAGTGGCTCTGTTTGACCTACACCTACTTCTGTTAGATCTGCTGTTACAGTGCCAGTGCCACTTATAACTGCTACTAGTGGCTCTAACACATATAATTGTACAGTAATAACGCCAGTATCTGTAAGTCCTAGGTTATCTGTAACTTCAACTGTTAATAACCAAGTGTCTCCTGATACTAAGTTAGAATTATTATTTATAGTAATTTCACCAGTGCTAGAATTAATAATAAAAGGTTGTACCAAATTAGCTGTTACTAAGCAACTTGTGGCTATTGTACTGCTTAAATTTGCTTGCTTAGATAAAAGACTTGTGATAGTGCTGGTACTGTTTACGCTTGCATTTAACTCTCTTACACGATCTAACTTAGAAGCAGTAGCTGTCCCAGTGCCGTTTACGCTTGTATTTAATTCTCTTACACGATCTAACTTAGAAGCAGTAGTTGTGCCAGTGGCATTTATAGCTGTTGAAAGTCTTGTAGCTTCACTTAGACTTGCTACAACAGTACAAGTGCCACTTATTCCTGCTACTAGTGGCTCTGTAACACCAACAGTAATAGGTGTCTCTAAATATGTATCTGGATCATCTAAAAATATGCCAAGAATTTGTGCATCTTTAGTATTAGAATTAGTAGCCTCTATATACATTTCTATTCGATCTGATGAAGACCCAGCCGCCGGGTCCCAACTAACACTACCAGTTTTTATACCTGTTCCAGATAAGCTAGCTCCTATATTAGTTGACTCATTGTCTACTGTCAAGCTATTAGGAACAATAGCTAAGTGGCCACCATTTGGATCGTCTAGACCATATGTTAAATTTGCACCAGCAGTATTAACGTCTAAAGAAAAAGTCCAAGTACCACCTGGTATGTCTGCTAATCCCGGCACACCAGCTACTGTAGTAAATAAGAAAGCACCTTTAGTAGAATTTTTATTAATACTAGACTGTACTTCCGTACTGCTACCATAAGTGTCAGTCATTTGTAGCTCATTAATAGCTACATGGACACCTGAAGCTAAGGCAGTGTTATTTGGGAAGTATTTTACAGCCATTCTCTCCAACCTACCTGACTGCGTACATCTTTATGTACTTCGTATAACTCATCAGACATCCAAATACCGTGCATAGTAACTGAGTCAGCCGGTTTCACGAATTCTGACCAGTGACCAGTATACTGTAAAATATCGATATTTAATTTTTTAATACTTTCTCTACGTTTCTCTGACTCATAATAGCCAATCCAACTTTGCTTTGTATTTTCAACTACTTCGTGAAAAGTCCATTCTATTGCTTTAAAATCACCAGGATGGTCTTCTGGGTCATCGTCCCAACATATTAATTTTATAAAGTTATCAAAATGGATGATGGCGTAATGATCGTAACAAGAAAATATTATTCCTTGTATATTTATTGCATTGATGTAGAAAAAATTATTAGAATTAATAGAATTAGATAATAGTGACTGGTCACTGGGCACTGGTGCCTTTGGCAATGCAGCCCACTTAATTGAATCCATTAAAATCCAATTTTTGGGGCTAAGTTCAGCTCTCTGTACTAAAACTTTCATTGTCTCACTTCTGAAAGTATTTTAAAACTATATGGTGATGTGCCACCAATTACTTGCACTGTTCCAATAGGCTCGGCATTATCATATGGCGATGCGTTTCTAAATGTGTCTTCAGTTACAAATGGATTAGAAACTACAGCCGTGGGCCATTCCGCCGGTTCAAGCGGCTCGATCAGCCCGGACAGCGACCAGTTATCGGGGCGGGCTAGTTGCTTGATTTCGGTGTCCGAAGGTGGTCGCTTGAAAACCAAAACATCAGATATTTTACCCAGCCATTTATTTGCCCCTGCCGATGTTGACGAAATACTGCACACATCCAGCGTGCCGGCAGTGGCAGAAGCAGTAGCGGTCTGTTGAACACCATCTATGTATAGATAGGTCGTTCCACCCCGCGTGACAACAGCAACATGTGTCCAGCGGTTAGCTATAGCACCATCGTTAGAGACAACCTCCGCATAAGCCCCCCCTCGCCACTTTGAAGTCGCCAGTTCTTTTAGCCCTATAGACGCTACTTTCCACACGTCCGGGGCATCATAAGCGGCGAAAGCGTTTCCACGGTTCCATGACACGGAAGACGGATTAGCCCACAAGCAAACAGAAGTGGTGGGCATATTAAGATTAAGAGCCGGGAGAAGTACGTAATTGGTACTCCCGTCAAAATCCAAGCACCACCGCCCCAGGTAATCACTCCAAACCCAGTCAGTCGGGTCCATATTCGTGAGCGTGCCGTGGTTCTTCACGCGACCAGGCATTCCGTCGCCATCGCGGGCGATATTCGAGCCGGCCATCCAGCCGCCCATGTGGAACACCAGCCCACGCTTGGCCCAATGCGGCCGCGGTGTGTATCGCCAGTCTCTGGGGCGTTCACGTAAAGCGATCATGCGTTTTGGAACTCGTCAATTACCGGGTCAAACACGACATGAGACTCGACCGCGTCGGTGTGGAATGCCGCCCCGCTCTCGTTCCGGACGACCAACGCACCGTAGCGCTCCGTCGCCAAAAACATTCCCACCTCGGCAACCTGAATGGTCGCGGTCGCCTGCACCGTGCAAATGAAATCGCCGATGTGAACCAGTTGATTCACGGCACTATCGCCGTTCGCCGAATAGCCGTCGTACGCTGAGTCGGCACCGCTCACGCCGCCCGGATTCGCAGTTCCAGCGGTCGCGGACCAGGACGGTGCCCAGTACAGTGATATAACATCACCTGCCGTCGGCGTTGCCGCCAGCTCAAACGCGGCCCGCACCATATAGGCTGCCGCTCGATCGGCACCCAAGTCGACCTTTGTGCTCTGGCGGTAGGCTGAATCCGCCAGGCTCGTCAGGTCCAACTGTACATCGGTTTCCTGGCTGCCGTCCGTGGTCTTGCGAAGGTCATTTGCCGCCGTCGGGTTGAAATCGGTGGCGTGATCCGCGAAGCAGACTTGCTTCGGCGTGCCGTCCATCTCAGTCAGGAGGATCTTAGTCGCCATCGGTTCCCTTTCCGAAATAAAGATTAGCAGCCATCTCCCTCGCAGCCGCCGCGAGGTTGGACCGCATCGTAGCCTGATCTTCGTCCCACTCACGAACACCGCTCTTGCGGATCAGTTCCACGGCAATTGCGAGTACCATTTCATTGATCGTCATGGTGTGTATTGCCTCGCTGAAGCGATATCGGAAGGGGTGACGTAACCGCCCACTTCGAGCAGCCCTTGGCGGTACATCTGCTCGACGCGATTCACCGCTTCGATTATGATAGATGCCATCCCAATGCGGGTCACAGTTCCCGCTGCAAAACAAGCCAACAAGCCAGCCTTCACTTGTCCGGTATTGTCCATGTCGATGCTGCCGGTCTGCATCTGCATCAAGATCCATTGTCGCTGTTGGTCCGACAACGCAGCGAATTCGTCGAGCTTGATCTGCTGTGCCAACTCGTTGACCGGAATCGCCTTGCGGTCGACCTGCTGAGATTCCAATACCTCATTGAGTAAAACAGCATTTCCTACGTCGTTAATCGCCGGGGGTGGCATCAATCCGAGCGTGTTGGGGTCTGTCGTCAACTCCGTATACAGTACCGCAATGTCTGCTTGTGAGCGTGCCATGTTCAGCCTTTCTCTCCTTTATTAAAATTAACAAGGTGAATACGCTAACTTGTAACCGTATCTTTTCATATATTCTCCATGATCTTTTTCAATTTGTTTAATTTGTTTCTTAGTTAATTTTTCACGCCACTGGTTTGATTTACCTACTCTAAAAAATTCTTCTCCTGAACCTTTTTCTCTAAATGTATTGTCTTTTTCAAGCTGTTGTAAGTTTTCAAATTTTGTTTGCTCTAGTGCAAACTTAAATTTTTCCTCATCTATAATAGAAAACCCTAAGGCTTTCAATATTTTTCTAAATTCTCTCTCTGGACTTTCTAACATATTTTCATATTTAATTATAATTGTTGGTATATCCTTGTTAGTATCAGTCCATGATTTAACATGTGTAGACCATGTAGTTAAAACATGAATCAATTTTGAGATTGCGTGCTCAGCAATATGTTGCATAAAATTCATTTTTTCTATACAAATATCTATTGTTACACCCATATGATGTGCGTAACTTATTGCTATATCACGTGGATCGCGTATTATATATACTGCACCTTTACTAAGTATTGGAGGCACCATTACAAAACCGTCAGCATGTACCTTTGCATTATGCGTTTTTAAAACTATGTTACAAGTTGGACTTGTACTTATTATATTCATAAGCATAGCTGACCTATAACAAAACTGCTCTATACTTGTCAGCTTATCTGATGGTCTAGCAGATACTAATTGCATATGTCCAGGATTAAGATCGCCCATAGCATATTGAAATGCAGAATTAATATCTAATGGAAAACCAGTTACATATGCATTCATAAACATACGCACCCAAGTATTTCCAGATTTTGGATAACTTGCAATCCATAAAATTTTACGTTCACTTACATCTACAGTCGTCATTATACTACGTACTATGTACTATGCAAAGGTTACAGTAATTGCACCAGCAGCAAATTCTGCTGTATCACCATTATCAATAGCTCTACTAGTATCAACATTTGAGTAAAATAACATATTTCCAGAGTCATAAGTAGAGCTATCAACAATAGCCATATCACTAACAGTGCCCCATGAGCCTGTAGCTTGTGTAAAAGTAATAGCTGCTGTATTAGCAGTTACACCATCACCACCAACAGCGGCATCCCAATTAGCATCTAATGGATTACGTTCCACACGAGCATAAGCACCAGCATTAGTAACTTCAACGCCGGTTCCAGTAGTAAATTGACCAGTATCTCCATCAACAGCACCAGTTGTTAAGAGTGCAATAGCAAGTACACTTGGTGCTGTAAAACTACCTGTCCGAAAAATGTGAAGAATTAACTGTTCCTCCAAATAATTTGACATTTCGCTCATTTTTTAGCTCCGATGTCCTTTTTAAGGGCTCTTCAAGAAGAAAATCAACAGAAAGTAGATTATTTTCTACAAGTACCTTTGATCTTTTAATAAAATCCTTCAACTCCATTCCATACACCCAAATTTCAACTGGGTCTTTAGTTGCATCAACCCAGCACATTCTTTTGTCACCAACAGGTTCTCCTATAAGTATGCTAGCGTGCGTTAATCTTAATATTTCTGAATCATGTTGTTCTTGTTCTGTTAAATCTAATCCTTCTATAACTCGTAAGCCATTACTATAAAAAGTTATCTGTCTTCCTAATAGTTGGCGTTTTGCTATACTTTTATATTTAGTTCCCTCAGATACATCACACTTATGTTCTACCATTCTTTTCATTAATAATGATGGCCTGCAATGTGCTATAAGTAATTGTTTAGCCATTCAATTTTACCCCCTCTAACTCAATATTAAGTTCTGTTCTATCACCATTAAAACTAGATCGTCTCGTTTGAATAAAATCTAGTGGATTATTTGCTATTTTTACTTTCCAAATTTCACCTTTCCAATTTATCATTTTTAAATATTCACTATTATAATTTTTAAAAAAAGCCTCCATTTCAAGACCTTTCAACCTATCTACACTAAAAGTATATTTTAATCTTCTATTTCTACTAGACTTAACGTATGTTTTTAAATTTCCAGCCATACTTCTATATATTGCTATATTCGATATTAAGTTTTCTGTATCACCCATTAGCGGTGCTGGTGTGACCATTGATGTTTTTATAAATTTAAAAGGTGCTTGAAAAATTACAAAATTTTTCGTGCCTATTATAATATTAAATATATTTTGGTCGAGATAAGTTTCATCTTTAACCGAAAAATTCAAAACATAATTAGTTTCAATATTTTGATTTATATTTAATACATCACTTACTTCTAAATAATATGTAGAATCTGTTGAAAGTATTGAGCTAACAAGTGAAAGCTCACTCTCTACAGTTTCCACTGCTAGTATTATTGTAAAACTACCTATACGTGCAAGATTTCCACGAGCACTTATTGTAGCCGAAATGTACTTTATATTTTCTCTTAAATTAGCACTAAGTAATACAGAAGTACTTATAGCAGATACAATAGCTGTTTGTCTTTGAATAGCTATATCTAGGCTACATGAGCAAGTTATACTGGTACTTAAAGCAGTTGTTGTTTGAAAGTCACCTACTAAAAACCCTGATCCATTTAAGGAACTAGTCAAATACTTTATATTTTCTCTTAGGTTAGCACTTACTGCTATCGAAGTATTGATACTAGCAGCAATATTTCTTTGTCTGTTAAAATCACCTATTAAAAATGCAAATAAAGATGCTCTCGCAGAAAAACTTCTTTGTCTGGTAAAAGTAGCTTCTACTTGAGCCGAGAGATTTATTTCCGAAAAAATAGGTTCATATTCACTTACTATGGGATTTCCTGACACAAGGTAAGGTAGATATGTTCCTACTGGCCCAATATCACCATACCAACATGGATATTCGTAATCAATTCCTCCCTTAGTCTCTGATATTGACCAGATACCTATAGTTATTGATTTTACAAGCCAGTAGCCATTATCTTCTCTTACATAAGCATTCTCTCCACCATAAGTGCCACTTTCATTATATATACCAGTACAATCTGGATTTGGAGTACCGGTAACAAAATAACTACTCATTATGCCTCTCCCCTTGTTTTAGGTTTTGGCACAACTTCTCCATCTTTATCCATTTTCTCATCCCGGCTAGCATTTGATATCCCACCCAAATCAGTTGTCCCTCTAGCTTTAGTTTGGGATTCTGCTATTCTTTTAACTCTTTCAGCGTGATCCTTGGCAGCCTTTTCAACCGACCCTTGTGGGTATCCTTTAGCCTTACTTGCTGTTTCAAGATCAATAAGTCCTAATTCTATATCTCTTTGTAATTCTTCGGGATTAACAATTACTTCTGATCCATCGATTTCTTTTTTAATTTTAGCAAGTATTTCCATTGACACTTTTGAACCAAGCGTAATATCAGCAACCTCCTTAAATACTTCTTTTCTATATGTTACTGAAGAAATTGTTTTTGAGGTTTGTAATAAATCTTTTGCTTCATCTCGGCGATCTTTATCTGACTGAAGACTATATTTTTGTGGATACTTCACAGTGGCAACTGTAGTTCCACCCTCATACATATTCCAATATTTTGCTATAAGTTTTTCCCCATGTTCTAATTCAAGACCTATTGCACTCAGACCTGCTTCAAGACCTCTCTCATCATAATTCTTACTTTCTGCCGAAGCCATTTTTGGACTTAAATTTGATATTGCTAATTTTAATAATTGTCGAATATCTCTCTTAAGAGCCTCTTGTTTCTGCATGGAAGCTAGTAAAGGATCTGATGATGGGTGTATATATTGAGGCAATTCAAGTCCTTTTGGGACACGTCTACCTTTTAATGCACCAATTTCAACTTCGTAATTTTTTGCAGCTATGGAATCATTTCGTTCACCACCTTGAATAATTTCTACGCCACTATCACCTGATCCCACATTTTCATGCCCGACTGGTCTTCGATAGAGATTATCAACTCTTGGATCAAATTGCTCAACATAAAATGGAAAATTGCTATGTATAGCATAAGACATATCTGATGATGCCAAATTTAACATGGCAATTTGATAACTAGAAATATCACGTAAAAGGCTATCGGATATTTCAAAATTGACAAAAGGTATTATTGGTATATTTAAAACCAAGGGTGCTTTTACCTCGATTGAGTTTTCATCAAACACCCTAACTATAACTTTTTTATCGACAACTTTTAACAATCTGTACCGTGATTGAAGAGATTTTGGGAGACCAGTATCTTTATCTCTTTCATATTCAAAATCCCGTAATAGTAACATCGTATAAATAGTTTTGTTTTTAGGGTCAACATCCCAATTCAAGATATTTTCAGTTTGATAGTGGTAAATATATGGCTGTATTCCCTGTTGCTCTCTTAAAGTCAGCCCTATATTACTTGGCATATCAACCAATACACCTACTCTCTTCATAGGAAGTAGTTCTGGTAAAATCCAAGTACCAATAAAACTATTCATTGTTGTGCCAGCAGCATCTACTCCACCATCTACACCAGATACTGCACTCTGATATGTTTTTGACCCACCCTCGCGAGTAACATCTGCAATACGTTGAAAAATCGAATCTATAACTTCGTTTACGCCAGATTTTGCAAATGTTGGTATATTAGTAATATTTTTTCTATCTTCAAAATCGCTGTCTGTTTCTCTGTCACTATATTTAATAAGGTACTCTTCGACAAAGTCTTCTCCGCCTTGGTAGACAAGTCGCCACTTTTCCCAATCATCATAATACCCTTGGTATTCTGGATGAGTTAAATTAGCTATATCTGTAATAGCCATTAGTACGCCTTTATGCTTTGTGAGGCTCCAAGAGACACTGCTAGAGGTAAAGCTATCTCTGAATAAGTACGTGAATGGGCAAAGTGATCTTCCTCTTGCCCTCTAACATACTTTGCAATTGGATTCCCATCTTGATCTTTCTCATAAACTCTAACAAGAGCCTTCATATGATTTTTATATTCTCGTGGAATATCTTTTGGCAATATAATCATTTGTGACTTAAATCTACTTAGTGCCATATCTATCCATGATGTTCTATCAACAGTTACACTTAATTCGTTATTTGTATCTTCATCAGAACTTAAATGTATTTGTTTTCCCTGTATACTACGTCCATAGTAGCAAAGCCTAACTTTTCCCCAAAATCTAGATGCAAATTCATAAGCTTTACGTCGTTCTGGTAGCATATCTACAATACAAAATAAAACATTATATTTAAACATAAACTGATCTAATTCTTCAAAGTGGTTAAGTTTTGCAACTGCTAAAACTTGGCACTTTGCTTCAGAGTTTATATCAACAACATTATTGCCTATGTGCCACTTATCTATTTCCACATGCAAATAGTTTCCAACATCAACACCCATTGTTATAAGACCGGTACTGTTGGCCATTTGTGTTATATGATCTCCTATACAGTTATCAATATCTTTATCTGTAATTCTTGCACCTTCAACAACATGTGGCTTACCTAACTTTGAGTTAAAGAACTCCTGTTCATCGGCGGGGTTTGTTTTTGCTTTATAGTATTGATATACGATTTTACCTGGATGGACAGTTGATGAATAAAGTTGACTTATTCCCCAACCAGCAATACTTCTATTTTCAAATTGGGATATCCATCTTCCTGTTTCTAACCATAAATACTTTTCCTCATGTGGTATTTTAACATAACAAAGTGGACATTTTATATAAGATTCAGTAATCCTTGGGTCATCATAGCCTTCACCAATTATTTCGATAGCATCCGGCCATGTTAAATTTATATAACGTGAACAACTTTTACATCTAAAGAAAAATTCATTTTGTGTAGATTGATTAAAAGTTTCATTAATACCAAATCCATCAATAGTAGGAGTACTAATTTCCCATGTTTTATTTAAATCATACCCTGACTGTCTTTCTCTAGCCAGTGGTATGTTATCTTGATTCATCTCATCTTTTTCATCAAAAACTAATACACCTACTGGAACAGACTTTAATCCCGATCGTGATTTTGCACCACGTAAGTAAAAATTTGTGTTTCCAGCTCTCTTATGACCAACATTTTTAACGTTGGAAAACATACGCCGTAAATGCGGTGACAGTTCAAGGGCAGCATCAAATCGTGCCGCTGAAAAATCTGAAGCATCAGGTGTTTTTGATGGCAAGACGTACAGAACATCAACTCCATGAACATCAATATAAAAGAAACAGATATTAAGTACAGTCTCAGTAAAGCCCATTTGAGCAGCTTTTTGACCAACATTAATATCTGCCTCTGAATTATGCATACCACGGAGCCAGGGATGTTTTTTAAAAGTCCAAGGCCCAGCAAATGGTCTGCCCATTATTCGATAAGCCGTCGCCCAGCGTGCAGGATCAACTATACTTTTTCGTTTCAATCCTGAAACAAGACGATCAGATAATAAATTAGCTAAAGTATGCATTAATCTTCTAATGGATTTTCAATTGCAAGAGTAGCCTGAGCCATTTCTTGGCTTATAGACTCAATAATATCTGGGTCCGATACATAATTATTAATAATTTGAACATATGTTGATGCAAGCTGTAAAACAGAAGATTTATTTAATAATAATCCCATCCTGTTTTCTAATTTATCACAACTGGTCACTAGTCTCTCTATCTTCATAACTAAATCAGACATTTTTTGTGAGTAAAGCAAAATATCTAAGCTTGTCTCACATTGATTTAGCATTTCTTCTAATACCATACGAAGAATACCTACTTCTTCGCGTAAGCTTTTAATATTATCATTGTCTGCAAATTCACTTATTCTATTTTGCCATCTTTGTAACCTGTAGTTTCGTTGAATTTCAGTTTTTCTGGCATTTTCACCACTATTTGCACCATGCATTTCGCAATGATTAGTGCTTCTAGCTTTTTTATATGGACACTGACCACTTTTTACAGTAGCTTCGCACCTTTCTCGTGGGTGATCTGTTTTTACATTCCAACGAACAAATTTATTATCAACTACCATAAATTAGTCCTAAAATCCCCAGGTAGTGGACTAGTCCAGCTACCCGGGGCACCCAAGGAGATTGTTAGCTTGTAAAGATTTTTTCTAGAAAGAAAAATGCAAGAGTTATAACTCCAGTACCAAGAGCCCCTATAGTTAAAAATAGATACTTTTCTTTACTTTGACTTTTATCTTCGAGTTTTGCAACTCTTGTTCTGAAACCACTACGATCAGCTTCGCCATCAATATCTGTTTCTAGTCGTATAACTTTTTTTTCTATATTTACAAAGCGTTCCATACATACTGAGCCTCTATTTTCACATGTAGTTTTTATAATTTTAACATCTGTGTATATAGCGTTCATTAATTTTATAGCTTCCTCAACTCTTTCATCAAGTCGATCAACACGTTTTTCAATTGCTTCATCTATCATACCTAATTATTCCTTTGAAGCAAAGGAAATAGTTTTGGCCGAGTCAATAAATTTTTACGACACTGTTCATTTTCGCAGGAAGAAGTAGCTGCTTTAGGTGTCTCTTTAATTTGATTAGGTACTGGGAGTACCATTTCTATTTGTTTTGGCACCACCGCCTCTACTTCTACCTGCTCAACCACATAGCGATTTCTTTTTATCGCTATTGAAGAACAAATTAATCCACGCCACCGTCCAGCCTCTGCAATTGATGGGGCGACAAGTATCACAATTGTTAAAAGTAGCAACTTTTTCATTAGAGGAAACTCCCTGTTCCATAATTAGGAATAGTTTTTGCGGGAAAACCATCAATATCACTATAAAAATATATTGATCTGCCTCCCAGAAAATACTGCTCCCAAACATCACCGTGAACTGTTATCATCCCATCAAAGGGAAAACCTACAAGTTTCTGAATTTCAATATCATTAAGCCATTTAGACCATTGCTGATTCCAAGTAGCCCAGCTATTAGCTACAAAGTAGACTCTAACAGGCCAGATTTCTCTGGTGTCATCATACCCAACAGTAGCCATATCATGGTTCCACGTACCTTGTTTTGCGTGAATACCATTAGAGGTTGGAGTACTATTAAATCCTACATTCTGTCCAGAGTGGCAAGCATATCCATTTTGAAATAATGCTATGGCTTCATCAGATGTTTCAGGCACCAGATATTTGCCTACAGCGTGTTTTTTACACAAATCAAGAACTTCTTGTGGTGGGCCACTACCTCCCCACCTAGCTCCTGTATTTGAGTTATACTTAGTTAAGTCAACTACGCCCTCATAGTTTTGTCTAACTAAAAAGCCATACTCAGTGACAAATCGAGCGGCTCTGGCAGGGTCCATTCCCTGTCCGCCATGACCTCGATAGCCATAAGTAGGCTCTGTAGCACCTCTTTTATAGTATTCTTCAGCTTCACCTTTAATATGTATTTCTATACTACGTGTAGTGTCTCTGGCACTTCTATCTCCATGTGAGGTACAGTCACCAGTAGTCTGTGATTCTTGTCCATAAGCCCCTGGATCAAATAATTCTCGACTTCTATAGAGGCAAGCTCTTTTATTATTACCTGGATTAGTACGCAGTAGCTCTTCTACTGCATCAGGACCAAGGACAATACCGTCAGTAAATAATTTCTCGTACTCTATTGGATTTGTAGGTGCTCCAGGAAAACCGTTCTCGTATAATTTTAATAACTCTTGGGGGCTTGCCCCAGAGCCCAGTGACCAGTTCACTTTTGACCTCCTTTCCAGAAAGCCCAAGAAATTGCTTCAAAAATTTTACCCGTGGTCACTGGGTCAATAGATTTTACTTCTAACCCAATTTGCTCGGCTAAAATACCATCGATAATTTCAGGTAACCCAGCGTACTTACCGCGAATACCTGTATCTTCAAAAAATAATTTACCAGCCTCTACATAAGAGTCTCTTAACTGTGAGTTTGTAAGAGTTCCAGTTTGGGCGACCACTGAAGCAAAATCGCTATAAAACTCAATTAAGTTTTCACGATCTTTTGTACTGATATCAAGCTTATACTCTGTAAGCGAGGCTACAGCTTGCTTTAAATTAGGGGTAGGCTCTGGTGGACCTGGTACGGGTGGCACGGGCACGGGTGGCACGGGCACGGGCACAGAACCGCCATAATTTACTTTATGCTCATACAAATTAAGTGTAGGTGGTCCACCTGTATTATTTGTAGCAACAATTAAGGTAAAGGTTTTAGTGCCAGCGACCAGTGACCAGTAGATGTTGATAGGGGTTCCATTTCTATCATACATTTCTATCCAAACATCGTCCTTAGACTCAGGGAAGATCCTCCATAGTGTGGTACAGGTGTCATTGGAAGGTAAGCCTACAGTCAGTAACTGTATTGGCTGTTTAAGTACAGCTTCACTAGGTCCTACTATTTTTACTTCCTGTGCGAAAAGAGTTATCGGGAGAAGTAAAAATAGGAAAGTGAGAGTTCTATGGTTACTGGTCACTGGATTAGTCTCCTATTAATTTTAATAAAAGTTACACGCCAAAAATGGCAAGAAGTTGCAAGATAATAGGAAGCAATTTTTCTATAAAAGCAATAATAGAACTCAAGTCGATGCCTGGTTCAGATTCCCGTAATTGTGGCAAACTTTTGCCTATAATTTTTTCTAGAATTTTTTCAGCAATTTCTCGCCTTGTTGTTGGTTCAAAATCTGGATCAGAAGTAACTTCTTTAGCGGCTCTTAAAACGCTAATAAAGTTAACACCGAAACGTCTTCGATCTGAGGCAGCCATCTTGAAATCTCCTTGCACGGTTTTTGCAACAAAAAAATTCTGAGATTTTTGGAGTGTTTTTCAACTCCAGATTTCTCTACATTAGATACAGACTACATAAATTGGAAATAAGTAATAGAATTTTTTTGTTATAAAAACCGTGCAAAAATAATTCAAAATTTTCTTAGTCAATAGAGGGGGAGTGGACATGCGTTCAAGTAGTGACTTTACCCCATGATTATAACCCCCTACCTGTACCAGTGACCAGTGTACAGATACACATACATGTACAGATACCCCCTACCTGTACCAGTGACCAGTGTACCAGTGTACATGTGTACATGTGTACATGTGCTCATATATAGAGCAAAGCTATCAGGTATCACTACACTGGGTAGGTACAAGTAGTGTAAACTACCTCTGGTAACTTTACACTGGCCACTGGGCACTTGTCACTTGATAATAAATTCATACTAAAAATGTAAAAACCCTATAAAA